TCTGTTACAGGGGTTGCAGGAACTTTCCAATCTATTGGGCCATATTCGGTTAATGTTCAAAGCAATGTAACTATATTTGTAACTGGCAATGATATTGCTGCAACATCAGCATTAGGTAGTGAAGAAGTATTACTGGCTCCAAATGTTTATCCAACAGGTGAAACAGCAACTGGAGGAGTAGGAACTCCATCAATAACTACAGAAGCTATTGTTAGTGTAACCAATACCAATTTATTAATGACATCAACATTGGATGATGTTAGTGTTGGGACGGGTGTAACAGTATTCCCAACTGGAGTTTCAAGCTCAGGAAGTATAGGATTTATTACTTTTGCTTGGGGTTCTGTTGTTTATCCAACAGGAGTTTACGCTACTGGTCAAATTGGCGATTTACTTCTTTGGCAAGAAGTAGATAGTAGCCAAACACCAAATTGGACAAGGATTGCTGCATAATGGCTACATATAGTAATTTAGGTATAAAATTAATTGGCACAGGTGAGGAATCAGGTACCTGGGGTACAAGTACAAACACAAATATGGAATTGGTTGACCAGGCAATATCTGGTTATATTAGTCATGCATTATCAGATGGTGACGCAACTTTAAACATAACTGACGGCTCTAGTTCAACTTCAAGAAATAAATACATTAATTTTACTGGAACTTTAACAGCACATAGAACAATAACATTAGGCCCAAGTGATTTAGAAAAAACTTGGTATATTAAAAATGCCACGACAGGTGGTTTTAATTTAGTATTTAAACAAGGATCATCTGGCACAACTGTAACAGTTCCAAATGGTATTACTGCTATGATTTTTTCTGATGGCGGTGGATCAACAAATGGTAATATAAAAAATGGTATAGGCACTCTTTTAACAAACGGTCTTATTCCAGAAGCGGACAACACGCATGATTTAGGTTCTGCTACATATGAATTTAGAAACTTATACATTGATGGCATTGCTTATTTAGATCAAGTTGATATTGATGCTGGAGTTATAGATGGTGTTGATATTGGCTCTAACGCAGCTGCTACTAATTTAACTGTTGATAGTGTTAATATTAACGGAAACGAAATACAAGCAACATCAAATCAACTAGCTTTTGTAACTGGTGGTTCAGCTGAAAGAGTAAGAATAGATAGTTCAGGTAATATATTTTATGGTGGAAGAACGACAACAGGTGCTACAACTAACGCTACTGCATATCTTGACACAAGTACGATGTATAAATCTTATCAAGGTACTGGTACACCACATATGACATTTTTAAATGGTGCAACAACTGTAGGCACTATTACAAACAACGGCACAAATGCCGCTTATAATACAACTTCTGATTACCGAAAGAAAAATGTAATTGGTGATATAGAAGATGCATGTGAAAGGGTTCTTGACCTTCGACCCCTTCAATATGAGTTTAAGGATATTATTAGTCCTACAAAACAAGAAGGTTTTTTAGCTCATGAAGTACAAGAAGTTGTACCTCAAGCAGTCACAGGTGACAAGGACGCTGTTGATCCAGTAACAGACGCACCAATCTTGCAGCAATTAGATCATTCTAAGCTGGTTCCTTTACTTACTCAGGCATTGAAAGATGCTATCTGGAAAATCGATGACCTCGAAGAGAAAGTGGAACAATTGCAAGATGCCGTTAGCGAAATTTAATTTTAGACCTGGAATAAATAAAGAAACAACAGACTATACAGACGAAGGTGGCTGGACAGATGGCAACCTTGTTCGTTTTCAATCTGGTCTTCCTCAAAAAATAGGTGGATGGGAAAAGTATTCTGACAATTCTTTTCTAGGAAGTTGTAGGACATTATTTGAATGGTCTGATTTTGACGGCAACCAATATGTAGGTGCAGGAACTAATCGTAAATTTTATGTTTTAAACGATGGTATTTATCATGACATTACACCATTAAGAGCCACACAAACTGTAACCGATCCAATGACAACAAATGGTACAACTTCCGTGCGGTTTACTGTCGCATCTCATGGTTGTGCAACTGGTGATTTTGTAACAATATCAGGACTTTCAGCACCTGTTAATGGTATTCCAATAACAGAAATAAATGCAAATCATACAGTAGCTGTTGTAGATGCCAATAATTTTGATATAACAGTAGATACGACTGCTTCTGGTTCGACTTCTAGTACTGGAGGCTCTCTAACATTTAAATTTGAAATTCCGGTAGGAGAAGACCAACAATCCTTATTAGGTGGTTGGGGAGCCAGTACATGGAACGCTGGTTCATGGGGATATGGTACTCCTTTAGCTGGATTTAGATTATGGAATCAGGATAACTACGGTGAGGACCTTATTATTAATTATCGGGGTGGAGCTATTTACCAATGGGATGAGTCTTCAGGGACGGCTTCCCGTGCCACCGACATTACGGCTGATGCGAGTGCCAATCTTGCACCAACAAAAGCTAACCAAGTTATCGTATCAGAAAGAGACGGACATGTTATTGCCCTCGGAGTTGATCCAATATCAGGAGCATCAAGAACTGGAACTATAGACCCTATGATTATAGGAATCTCCAATCAAGACAGTGCTGTTGATTGGGAAATAAGAACAGACGGCACTTCAACTGCCGATCAAATAGAATTAAACTTAGGCTCAGAAATTATTGGTGGTCTACAGACAAGACAAGAAATATTAGTATGGACCGACATCGCACTGTTTTCATTGCGATTCGTAGGCGGACCCCTTCCCTTTACCACTTCTCTCCTCGCTAGGGGTCCGTCGATTTTAGGACCTAATGCTGCTGTTAGTGGTGCTGATGCAACATTTTGGATGGATAAATCTAACTTCTATGTATATACAGGTTCTATTCAAGCGTTACCATGTAGTGTTAAAGAATATGTATTTGGCGACCTTAACTATGATGAACGATATAAAATATTTGGATTTTCAAATCAAACATTTGATGAGGTAGGATGGTTCTATCCTTCTGCTGGTTCTAATGAAGTTGATAGATATGTCACTTATAATTATGTCCAACAAACATGGTCTATAGGTAAGTTAGAAAGAACAGCTTGGATTGATTACGGTATCTATCAAAAACCAAGAGCTGCAAAAGGTTCATCAACTGGTTATGTTTATTCTCATGAAACAGGATATGATGATGATGGTTCTCCAATGGATGGTGTGTTTGTACAATCTGGAGATATGGACTTACAAGATGGTGAGCAATTTGCTTTTGTTAGTAGAGTTATACCAGACTTTAAATTTATTGGAGAAGATGGAGCAGGTGCACAAACTGTTGATTTACTTGTACGAATGCGTGATACACCAGGCGGAAATCTTGTTACTGATGCAACAGTTGCAGTCGATTCAGAAACACAAGTTAAGAATATTAGGGGTCGCGGTAGACAATTTGCATTAAAAATATCTAGTTATAATGATGATTCAACAAATACAGCAAATAGATTAGGTGTTGGGTGGAGATTAGGTTCTACACGATTAGATGTTAAACCAGATGGGAGACAATAATGCCAAGATATGACATAAGACAGGCCTTCTCTTCTCTTCCTAGATTTAATAAGGATGATATAGATGCTGATACTTTGAATAGGTTGGTTCGTACAATTGAACAAAACCTTTTTCAATTAGACTTAAATGTAGTACCTTCTTACACAACAACGGAAAGAAATAGTAGAAAATTTAGCCCAGGTGGGTTAATATTCAATACAACGATCGAAGTACATCAAGCGTACGATGGCAATGCTTGGCGAAATTTATATGAACAAGTGTTTTACCCGACAGGAGTAAGTGCCACAAGTTCATTAGGAATAGTAACAGTGGTGATAACATAATGGCAACAGGATTATTAGGTTTATTAGGGAGAGCTGGTCTTGGTTTAGCAAAAACTGGAGCAAGAAAAGGTTTAAGAACTGGCTCTAAAATAGTTAAAGGTATTGGAAGTACTTTAGGTCCAGGAGCATCAAGAATACTTAAAGGAGCTAAGGCTTCTGGAACAAGAGGTAGACCATCAGTAGACCCACTTCAAAGAGTTGGTAGAAGTGGTGTTGATATTGGGAGGGCAATACCTGGTGTAGGTAAAGAAGCTGTAACAGCAACTACAAAAGGATTGCAAAGTTTATGGGCATCAATTCTTGCAAAAGCTCCTAATAAAGTTGCGGCTTTAAAAGAATTTCGAACAGCAGCTGCAAAACAATTTCCTAATTCTGCAAATCTTGTAAATAGTTCTATTGCATTAATAAAAAGTACAGGAGGAACTGTAGCCAATGCACCTTGGGCGAAATGGGGAGCATCAGCAGTAGAACAAGCAGGTAGAGCAGCTACAGGAGCTAAAAATATTGCTGGAAGAGCAGGCGGTGCTGCACCAAAATTTTTAGCAAGAAGTCCAGCTGAACGACAAGCGATGAACACTGTAAAAGGTAAAGTTGGAGAGCAAGCAGCAAGAATAGGTTCTGCAATAAAAGATAGGGCTCCAGCACTTTCTGGTGGAATAGTTAATTTAGGAAATAAAGCAAAATCTATGGCAGGCACTGTTGGGTCTCAGGCGAAATCTATAGCAGGTAATATTGGGTCTAAAATACCAAAACTAGGACCAGCGGTTAATGCACCTAATGCATCACTAATGGGCGGTGGTATGGGAGGAGTAGTCGGATCGGCAGCAGCCAGAGCAGCCCCAAGAGTAAGTGGAATTGCTAACGCAGGTGTTGCAAATCCAATATTTGTAGGTGGTGCGGGTACTCAACCCGCAGGAGCAGGTATAGCTAATATAAGTAGAGGTTTTGGTACACCAAAAGCTGGAGTCTTTGCATCATATATGGATAAGGCAGCAGCACAAGGTATTGCAGGTCCAGCAGCAGCAGCTGCAAGAGCTAAAGCAGGCTTTGGAGAATACATGGGAGCAAGCAGAGCAGGTGCAGGAGGCGCAGGAGGCGCAGGAGGCGCAGGTATATGGTCTGATGGCACATTAAGAGGTATAGATCGCTTATTATTAAGAGGAATAGCGGCACCTTTTGTTTTAGGAGGTAAAGCCTTAAAATATCCAGGTATATTAGGAGCCACTGGTTTAGGAGTTGGTGCATATTATGGTTTAAAAGATGATCCAACCCCATCCGAACAAATGAGAAAAGGTATTTATTCTTTAGCCGGTAATGAAAAAAATATGGGTCGCTCCTTACAGGACTTAGGAACATTATATGCTGCTGGTCAAATAGGCGGAGCATTAGGAGGAAGAAACGCTGAAGGATTAAGCAGTCAATTGATGGGTAATTATATTGGCGGAGAATTATTTGGAGAAGAAGGTTTCCCAAATATCCCATCTAGAGCAGGTCTAAATTATGCTGGTGGAACACCTGAAGGTATTTTCCAGAATCCAGCACAAGATGCTATCAAAGCAAGATTTGGTAATGAAATGATGGATGATGAACAAATCTTAAAAAGATATTCAGAAGTTCTAGATAAAGTTAGAAAACAAAAAACTTTAAGTTCTGATGACATTAACTTTATGATGATGTTTGAAGCATTAAACAAACCTACAAACCTTCCAACAGATAGGTTTGAAAGTAACGCTGGACTTCTAAATGCTATGGCAAGAAATGATGTTCAAAATCAATTTGGTGGTAGATTTGAAGTGATTGATCCAAACGCATTATATCCTACTTGGCAACAACCTAGAGTCCCTATAAATGCAGCTAGTGGCGGAGAAGCAACTGGCCCTGGAACAGGCACAAGTGATTCTATTCCCGCTAGATTATCAGACGGAGAATTTGTTATGACAGCAGATGCTGTTAGAAATGCAGGTAATGGAAGTAGAAAAGAAGGCGTTAGAAAAATGTATGAGTTAATGAATAACTTGGAGGCAAGATAATGAATCAGTTTACAGGTACTCTTCCAAGTGTTTCCGATGCAACTTACGGTGGTGATGTCAGTTATAATATGGCTGATCCTTATGTTCGTGCTTTAACAGAATTTTTATTTAATCAAGGTTTTGCTTTTTCATCACAACCACCTCCGATAGAAGCATTAACAACAATGGTTGCTCCATTTAATCCTTTAGAACAAGCAGCACTTGACTTAACTTCTCAAGGTGTAGGTTCTTATGCTCCTTATTTCCAAAGAGGAATGGAGGCATATGAAGGTGCTTTTCCTTTCTTAGGTGAGGGTTCTAATATAATGAGAGAGGCAGGTCCTCTTTATCAAGAATCCATTATGGGTTTAAGAGATGCAGCTAATTTAGCTAGAAGTGGTTTACAACCGTCTGAAAGAGGTATCTACGAAGCTATTAATATGCTCAATGCAGGTCTTGGTTCTTTTGATGATGAAGCAGCAAATTTTTATATGAATCCATATGTAGAATCAGTTCTTCAAGATCAATTAGAAGAAGTTGACGAATTTTATGATAATAAGATAACAGAATTATCATTAAAAGCTGCGGGTTCTGGTCTTAGAGGTTCTACAAGAGCTAATATGATTGCTCTTGATTTAGAACAGAAGAAAGAAGAAGATAGACAAAAAATTCTTAATCAAGGAATGTCAACTGCATTTGGTCAAGCTCAAAATCAATTTAACATAGAACAACAAGCATTAAGAGGTTCTGCACCAACTATGGCTGGATTAGGTCAAAGTTTTGGTCAAGCTCGTTCTGGACTTGCTGGTCTGCTTTCGCAGTTATCAACAGGCATTGCATCTGGTGGAACAAATTTCTCACAATTAGGAACTGGATTAGCAGGATTTGCTCCAGCTATGCAAAGTTTAGGTTCTGGATTTATAGGTGCTGGAGGTACTCTACAAGGATTACAAGGTGCAGATATTGCAGCCCTTGCTAATGCTGGCAGAACTGCAAGAGGTTATGAACAAGCACTTTATGATACACAAAGACAAAATGCTCATAATATCTACATGGACCCATATAACCGAACAAATTACTTAATGGGTCTAGCACAAGGTATTCCAATGAACTCAATGGCAATGGGACAACAACAAGCACCAACCCCAAGTCCAATGCAAAGTACATTGGTTGGATATGCTCCTTATGTAAATCCATATAGTACTCTTACGAACATGTTGCCATCTTGGGCTGGAGGACAAAAATCTTCAGTGTATGGAGGGTAAATGTTTAATCCACCAGTAATAAAACCAAAAAAATATGCAGGAGGTGGTGCAGTAGTTTCTGGACCTGCTGGACTAGCTTTAGGAAATCAATTTATAGAACCAATTGTTGCTCCCAATGCTCCAGAAAGTATTCAAAGAGATTTAGATTCTTTAACTAATGATTTAAAAGAAATTAATTCTAGAAATAGAAAAGTTAAAACAGCAACTACGAAAGTAGATGAAAAAAAAGAATATGAAGATATTGAAGAATTTAGAAATTGGATAAAAGAAAATACTGAAACTGATGATGAATCTGGACAAGTATTTTTTATTCAACCTAAAACAGGTGAAAAAGTTCCTATTGATAGTTCTCCAGAAGGCAATGTTTTATTGTACGAAGTTTTTAAAGAACAAACTGGCAGAGCGGGTGATGCTTGGGATGCTATTGCAGATTTAGACATTAGACAGTTTCAACAATCACCAGAGGGAGTAGGCCAAACAACTCCTAGAGGTCAATCCGTAACTGATGCGGACAAAGAACCAGAAGATGAAAGGTCTGGAGAGTTTAGAGAAAGACTTGAATCATTAAGAGAAAGTAAAATGAAAGGAGATGTGTTTAACAAACAATCTCCAGTAGGAAATCCAGAAGCAATGGCAGCTTATGCGTCCGTTCCTTTTGACGGAAGTGTTGTTGGTACTGTAGCTAAAGGTGAAGCTATGAGAGGATTAGCAAGATCAGAAGCTATTAGAGCTAACGAAGAATCCAAACAAATTTTAGCTTACAGAAAACCAGGAGAAAAAACATTTTCACTGACTCCAGAACCAGTGACATTACAAGAGGCTACTGAATTAGGTTATGAGTTAGCTCCAAAAGAAATGGCTCAAGAAAACTTTATGCAAAAAGCAATCCTAGCTGGAAGAGTTCCAATGAGCGAAGATGATCCTAAAACTGAAAAAGAACAATTACAAACTGATTTATTAAGAGAGAAATTAAGAAAAGCAAGATCAGCTCTTGATGAAGATGTTGATAGTCCATTTATGCATAAGAAATTTGTAAAAGTAGAACTTCCTGGTTTATATACAAATAGCGGTAAAGATAATTTACAGTTTAATGTAAGGTTACAAGAAAATGAAAAGGGTGATGTTCAATATGATCCAGATGTAAATTTAAATCCAATTATTAGGGATATCTACAAAGCAGAAGAGTATGCTGCTAGAACTAAAGAAGAAATTGACATGGCTAAGGAAATGATATCTGCATATACAGTTGGTTCAGCACAATTAATTGATAAAGGGGTAGCAGCTCTTGCTGGTATCCTCGGAATGGATAGAAGAGAAATATATGATGAAAATGGTAATCAAACTATTCCAACAGCCACTATACTAAGAAGATGGGCAAAAAGATTTACAGCACAAAACATTACAACAATTCTTGGAGAGTCTAACAGAACAATATCCGATGCGGATAGAAAAAGAGCTGATGACATTGTTTCTATATTAGGGCCTACTACAGATATAGCAGACGCTATGGCTGCTCTTAATGAATTAGTAAAAATATTTGAGGCTCCTTCCCGTAATGCAAATATAGCATTACAATCTTTATATTCTTTAGCTGAAACTTCACCACAAGGTGGGTATTTAGATAAAATATTAAATATGGAAAGGTCAGTAGTGGATCAAATAAGAAAAAGCGGAATGCCTTTAGTTGTTCCTCAATCAAGTCAATTTTATTTTCAAGAAACAGGTAGACCAACAGGTATTACGAGAACAATAGATTTAACAACAGGTGGATAATGGCTGTAACTAAATATTATAAATCATTTGATGGAGAGGATATTGAAGTCAAACAGTCTGGCGAGGTACTTACCGATAGTGAAGAAAGTGCTTTAAGACAACAATTAGGGGGTGATTTTTCAGAAGTTGAAAAACCATCTGGCGGTGTTAAAACATCTGTTGAAAAAAGTATTAGAGGAACTCCAAAAATATATACCCAAGGTGGAAGGTTTAGAGGTGCTGATTATAAAAAAGGAGTTAATAATGATAGATTTAGAGCTGGTTTTGCAAACACAAATAACTTTAATGAAAAAGTTAATTTTTTAGATAAATCTGTTGGTCAAGGTGGTTATGTTGTTGATAAACAACAAAATTTTCTTTTAACACCAGACGGCCAAAGAGCTTTAGGTTATGAACCAGAAAGTGAAAATTTATTAGCTATTGATTCTGATAAATTTGAAGGAGAAGATTTTATAGATTTAATTGGTGAGGTAGGAGCACCTATGCTTGCATCTATTGCTGGTAGTTATGCTGGTATGGCTGCCTCTGGTGCATTGTTAGCTGGAACTGTATTTCCAGCTTTAACGCCTTTTGTTGGATTTAGTGGTTTGCTTACAAGAATGGTTGTAGGAGCTGGTACTACTGGTGCCGCTGCAGCAACAGGTACTTTAATTGATGAAGGTCAACAATGGATGAGAGGAATATCAGAAGAAGCTGCAGATGATGTTATTGCAAGAGCTGGAAGAGAAGCTGGTTATGCTGCTGTTGGTGAAACATTAGGTCTTGGAGTATCTCGTTTAATAGGAAGAGGTCTAAAAAGTGGTCCTAGATATCTTTCAGGAGAAGCTGGTAGATTGGAAGATGTTGGGTTAAGAAAAGACTATGTGAAAGGTTTAGACCCAAAGGGTGATGGAACTTTTGGTGAATCTGGTGGAATAATATCACCTTATTATGGAGAAGGATCGCCTGGAGGAAGAAAATCAATTACACGCCGTATGACGCAAATTGCTCAACAAATTTTTAGAACTCAAGAAAAAATTGATAAATACAATGAAAAGAGTTTATTTAAACAATTAAAAAAACAAGTATCTATGGATAAAGAGTTAAACAAAGAAGTATCAGATGAAATGATTCTAAATTATGTTAGAGAGGCTTCAGGTAATTATAAAGCTAAATTAAGTAAGTCTGCTGAAAATTTTAGCGATATGATTGGTTATAGAGTTGGTGCCGCAACAGATGAAATAAGCAATAAAATAATTGCGGGTAAAGAAAAAGCAGGAATGAATTGGTATGATGATTTATACAAACATTACAATGAGTTGCAAGATTATGTCGCTGTGACAAGCACACTAGCATTTGATGATGCTCAAAAAAGAGCTTTTCAAATATTTAAAGGTTTAAAACCTGAGATAGACAAGTCTCTTACAAAAATTAAACCATCTGAATTACCCAAGGATTTTACTCCTCCACAAGCTGGGCCTAAATATCCAGAAGGTTTTGATGCAAGAGGTGTTCCACAATTTAAAGAGATAGATCAAAGAATAAATCAATTAAAAAAGAAAAAGACATTATCAGCACCAGAAAAAAATACACTTAATTATTTAGAAAATTTACAAGGGTCATCAGAAATAACAGGTATAAATAAAGTTCCACCAGTAAAAGATGCTGAAGGATCAATAATAACACGAGGTTACAATCAAATAACAAGAGAGCCTATTAATGTTCTTAATGATTTAGATGGAAATCCTGTATTTGCATATTCATTAGATGAAGCAAATGAACAAATTAAGTATATTCTTCCTACAAACCTTACAAAAGCAGTGCAAGACCTTAAAAAAACTATAGGAGGGGGTTTGCGTTTAAGTGAGGGTCCTTTAAAAACTATTTGGGATTTACCACAGGGTGGAAATGTACTTATGTCCCCAACAGAAATGAACTCTGTTGTTCAACAAATGAGAAAAATTACTATTGCAGCCGATGGAGAAAGGTTTAATCCAACAGCTTTATGGGATGCAGCTTTAGATGATGTAGCTGTAAGTAATGCTCAATTATCTAGTATGGCTAGAATGAAATTACCAGACATTAAACCACCCCCTAAATTTGATCCAACAAAAATAACTCCAGGACAACAAAAAAGATTAGATGATATTCCAAAAAAATCTCCTCTTTATAAAAAAGCAAAAGAATCGTTCATAGAAGACAATAAAAGAAAAGGAGGTCCTACCTCTCCAGATAACACAGCAGCCGAACAACTTAAAGCTGCTCAACCTGTTTTAAAATCTTTAGAAGAATATTCAACAATGGTTAGACAAATAACACAAGACAATAGAAATGCGTATGAATTGTTTGAGGGGGTTAATGTTACTGCATTAGCAGATCAATATGTTGCTGGAAAAGCAAATGCAATTGCGGACGGAACTTTATTTAACAAGGTTGTTGGTGTAAACAGTCCTAGATTATTAGAAAACTTTTTAGACTCTATTGAAAAAATTAGAAGAAGAAAAGATATGACTATATATACTGGTAAGATAGGAGATGATGTAGGTATTACCGATCCTACTAAATTAGAAAAAATTGATACTATAAATCCTAAAAGTCAAATTGCACGAGAAATATTTGAAACACAATATGTTAAAGAAGGAGATGAAATTGTAGAGCAAACATTTGAAGGAATAGAAGGTGGTCGGGGTATGGGTTTAAATTTAGCAAAAGAAGGAGCAGAAAGACCAACTACTCTTCCTGGTCAATCCTTACAAGATGTTAATATCAGAACCCAAGCAGAAAGAAGTGTAATACTTAATCAAATTGATCAAGCAGACCCAAAAGAACTAAGAGAGCTTGTAAGACAAAATTTATATGAAGACTGGTTAAAAAGAGTAGGTGCTGTAGAAGGAGAAACTCAGCTTTTGGGCGACTCAATGCATGTTAATCTTGAAAAATTTGCAGATGATATAATAAATAAATCAAGGCAATCTGAAAAAGGAGGAACATCTGTTTTAAGAATATTAACTGGAGATAATGAAACTGCTGATATGTGGCTTGAATTTGCCAACACTGTAAAAAAATCTGATAGAGAGGTAGCACAACAATTTATTAATACAGGTTTTAAAGAACCTATAATAGGAACAGAAAAGAAAACTTTAAAAGAAATGGTTGAAGGTATCGGAAATGAAATCAACTATCAAAATAAACAACTTGCTGATGAGTTCTTTAAAGACATAAGTTCGGAACAAGGATTTAATATTGGTGCAGGAGATCAGCAAGGTTTTATAAATTCGTTTTCTCATTTAGACGGCAAACAAATATCAGAAATAATAGAGTTAGTTCCAGAAACAGAACTAGATGCCGCAGGAAAAATTATGGGAGGCGTTAACCCAAGAGAGAATGTAAGAAGAGCTATTACAACAAAATTATTTGAACCTTTGTTTGATGCTAATGGAGAAATAACTAAAGATACAATAAACAACATTGGAAATATCCTAGGATATAAAGGTAAAAGTCTCAGTAGAGTTAAAAACCCTCAATTTACTAAAGCAAAATTTAATGCTTTATATGGTGAAGGTGCTACAAATCCTTACGACAAATTAGATACATTTTGGAAGAATTATGTGAAGATACCTGATACACAGGGAGTAGGTGGATTGGTTGCTGCTGGATTAGCTGCGAGTATTGCCGGTATTCCTATAGCCTTTCTTTTTGGACCTCTTGGTGTAGCAGGACTAGCTGCTCTAAGTACAAAAGCTGCTTCAGTTAAAGTTGTTGCATCAGCTATGGGTAACCCAAAATTCTTAAAAACTCTAGCTGAAGTTAGATTCCCAGATGAGGCATCATGGCGATTGGGAAGAACATCAGAAAAATTTGAACAGGGAATGACTGCTGTAACTCATGCATTAAGAAATTCTATAAGAGAACAACAAGATGACGCAGAAAGAAGATTTTCTGGAGCTCGAATGACATTTGAAGGAGCCACAGAATCAGCACCCAATATGGCATTAGGTGATGTAATTAGAGAACAAGGTGTAGGTGTTTTAACTAAACCATCGGCACTCCCACAGGTAGCTAAGGCAGCTATTAATACATTGGGAGGAAAAAATTCAGGAGCTTACAGAAACTTACCTAATGTTCAATCATTTAATGTTGACACAAATATATTCCAAGAGTTGGAAAGAAGAAAGGCATTAGCAGGAAATAATCCTAATACACAAGCACTGATAGATAGAGGTAGATAATGCCAGCTGTCGCCAATCCTATAACATTTTCTCCTACAAGCGGACAACCTATTACATTTGCTGATTTACCAGTAAAAGGAAATAAAAGATTACCTACAAAAGGCATTCCCTCTTATGGTTATACAGTAGGAAGCACAAAACCTTTTAGACCAGGAGTTGGTTTAACTTCTGGAAACAGAGGAACAGTGTCTAGCGGTTACACCGTACCAACTTATAATGTCATGGAAAACGCAGGTATGAATGAATACGGCAGCTATGACATGCCGGGAACTGGCGATCAAATAGCAGAAATGCTTAAAGGAACTGTGAATGAAGGATTGATTGAGGGTGGTATAGGTACTTTAGGAGCTGCTTTAACTGGAAGAAATTTAACAGGGGTGGATTTAGGAGACACTCCTATTCTTGGTGAGATACCTGGAATTGGCACAGGATTAAAATGGCTTGATTATAAACTTGATCCATCATGGGCAAATGCAAAAGACCTAGCAGGTGGTTGGGGGAGAGGAACAGGAAAATATATAGTAGATTATCCTGGGGAAGTAGCTAAATGGTGGGGAGACACTTTAACTTGGCCTGCAAATTTAGCAACTAATCTTGGTGCGGGTATTGCTGGTCTTACATCAAGCGTTGGTTTTGGACCTCCTCTTACAACAGGTACATCAGCAGTGGGCTCTTCTACTGGAGCGGCAAGTCCAGGTATATTATTTAATACACAAGGACAACCTGTTCAGGTTAGCCTTTTGGATGCAGCAAAAGCTGGTTCTAATAAACTATTTGGAACAAATTTTAATGTAAAAGGAAATAATATTTATACAGGAAATAAGATAGGTGGTCCTGGTGGAGAAAAATTAGCAGTAGATAATCCTTATACAACTTTAGGTGATCCTTGGAGTAAAACATATAAAGGTGTTGGAGGATTTTTTAATCAACCTAGAACATGGATTACTGGACAAGACAAAGTTGGTCTATTTGGTAAAAATGTTGGGAATCCTGGGATATCAAGTATTGGTAATGTTTTAGGTACTGTAGGGGGGACTTTATCATTAATTGATTTTATTGATGATCCATCTCTTGCTTCAGGTCTTGGAACCCTAGCTGGATTTGGGGCATCTGGAATACCTGGAATAGCTACAACAACAACAGCGGCAGGAGCCACATCTGCAACTTGGTTAGCAACAGCAGCCCCATGGCTCGCAGGTGCTGCATTAGTTGCTTCTTTATTAATGAATAAAAAACCATCTAACAAAACAGGCTACACATCAATTGATCTAGATGAATTTAAACCTGTAAGTTTTGGCATGGAAGGTAAAAAGTATAGTAAAGAAAATGTAGATCAAACATCAAAAATAATGGAACCAATAATTCCGTTAATTCAACAATTAGAAGAACAATATGGCGTTGATTTACAAGGAGATATTCAAATTAACTATGGTGGTAGAGATGGTCTTGCATATAACATAGGTAATAGAGATGTTACAGGATTTAGAAATAGATTAGATTATTTTGATGGTAGAGATCAATCAACACGAGATGGTGGTTCTATATTTAGAAAAACATTTAAAGGTGAAAATGCTGGTAAAGATTTTTACAAATCTCTGTTAGGTGATTTAGAAACATTAGCTAAACAAAAACAAGCTGAGGGTGGCGGTGTAATTGATTTATCTGGTTACAGAGGTGTACAAAGACAAATCCCACAAGGTGCTTTTAGTTATGGATTACCAGGTGGTAGTGGTAGTTCTGGTAATATAACTGCTGGTGGAGCCCCCGCTGCAACCCAGCCAAAAGGTAAACAAGGTGTTTTTTCATGGGGTTATGGTGACTGAAGAAAATAAATGCTGCAAAGAAGTGCCTGAAGAAGAGAAAACTATTGACTATAAGTGTCAAGGCGTGTGTAAATCAAATCCAGAGGAGAGTAAAGAGAAATGAGAAATGAGACAAACTTTACGAGACCTTTTAGTTATTTTTGTATCAGTAGCAGCTGTTAGTTCTATTGTTATAGCTGAGGACAGCAACATAACAAATACGACAACGACGACTTCTACAGTAACTTCAAATAATACCAACACAAACAACAACACAAATGTGAACCAATCGACCAGCACAAACACAAACACAAATTTTAATACCAACAACACCACAATTTCTCAGACTAATAATTCCACATCAAACAATACAAATGTGAACACATCAACGGTGACGAGCACGATTAATCAGACGCAAAATGTTAACAACACTTCTTTGATAACTAACAACGCAACTTCAGAAAATACCAACTTGAATACCAATAATTCAACAAATGTTTCGACAAATACTAACAACAACAACAATGTCAGCTCATCAACTTCCGATGTTACAACGAGCAATCAAAATGTGAACACAAATAACAATACTTCACAAAATGTGAACACAAATACATCAACAAGTAATAGTTCACAAAAAGTGACACAAAGAGTTAAAAGTCCGCCTCCGTCAGCGGTGGCTCCTTCCATCATGTCCTATTCCCAAGACCTATGCACTTCGGGGGCCTCATCGGCAGTCCAAACACAGTTCTTTGGTATATCTACCGGAAGAAGTGTACGGGACGAAAACTGCGAACGCTTAAAACTTTCCAAAGGTCTCTATGATATGGGGATGAAGGTTGCAGCCGTTGCTTTACTTTGTGAGGATGCTCGCGTGTGGCGTTCGATGATGCAAGCGGGAAGTCCCTGTCCGTATCAAGGCAAGATAGGTGAAGAGGCAAAGATTGCGTGGCAAGAAAACCCACAAGACAGACCAGACTGGGATGAGGTAAAAAAAGAACTTACTGGTTATGAAATAAAAGCATATAGAAAAGGCGACTTCTGTAAGAAGTATCCTAAGCACAAGATATGTTCCGGCTAATCACACTATTATTTTTAACGACATCTGCATGGGCAACTGATCCTGTATTTACGATTGGTGCTGATCCTATCATTGATATAACTGGAACTGGCCAAGGATTAAGCCTTGGAGACGATAACATGTCAGGGATGAAAAATATCGGTTTCGATTTCACCTTCTATGATCAGACTTTTTCTCAAGTAAATATATCTATGAACGGGTTCTTTACCTTCCAGTCAAATTTTTCTGTGCCAAGGGTAAGAAATTACAGATCGGAAACGCTCCCAGCTACTTCATTTAACTACTCTGTCTTTCCTGCATGGAGTGATTTTATTAGAAGGTCTAGTGGCAACCAATCTCCCTACATACAGACCTTTGGACAAACAGCAGATACAGATCAATATTTTGTCATCATGTGGGACAATGTTTCTGAATACAGTAATGGGTTAAAGAGTACCTTTCAAGCTATACTGTACGAAACGACTAATGAAATTTCTTTTCGCTATGATGAACTCCGTATTCAGAATCACGATTTGACCATCGGAATCCAAGGCAACAACGAAGCCGTAACCTATATGCGGTATGAAGACACTAATAGTACAACCTTTGTTGAGACAGATGATTTTAGTGTAAGTACAGCTATTGATGAGTCTTTTAGCAACCTTTCTTCTGAATGTTTAATTGATTCTAGCTTTTCTACATTGTGTGATGTGTATGATTTAAGCAACAATTCTCAGGATGATGACTATCTTTATGGGATAAGTGAGGATATAATATATGGATATGATGAAGATACGACATTTTACGGACTCAATATGGACGACAATGAACAACCTTTCGCCATTTCAGTTGTTTTTGCGGATGACGGTGATTGGGGTGATGATGGTAGTTATGATGATGCTTTTCTTATCTTTAACGATATTGAACCTGGTCAAGAGTTTGAATTAGAAGATGATACATTATTTATACATCTTGATAGCGAGTATGATATTGAGTTCCTTGATCCATTGCCTACTGTGGAAGAAGGATTTTTAGAAATAATCGAAATCGAAGAAGAAGAATTTATCCAACATTTTGAAGAAGTACAAGAAAGAATGGAAGAAGACTTTCTTGTCTTTATGGAAGAAGAGATATCTGAGGAAGAATTTGTTGAAGTTGTAGAAGAATTTTTTGATGAAGAAGAAGCAATAGAGGAAGAGGAAGAGGCTTTAGACGAAGCCATAGAAGAAATAACACCAGAGGAAGTAGAGGAAGAGCGAGAAGAAAGAGGAGCTACGAGAAGAAATATAATAACAACAAGAAACCTTGTCTCTGACCTCGTTACAAGCGTTGTTAGAGGTAGTTACACATCTGCAAATAGCACAAATGACAGTAATAACAGTGGCTCTGTAAGCGTTTCTGGTACGACAGTAGGGAATGTTAATTCACCTACCGTGTCGAACCAAGTTGCTGCTGATCAAGTGCAGACTAATACTGTATTACAATCTATTACTGTAATGCCAATGCCTGGTGTTGATAATACACCGTCTGTTGTTATGGCTGAGGTTCAAGTAACAACTATGGAGAACCAGATAGAGAGCGTTACATCTTCTGTTATGACTGCATCGGAAGCAGACCAAGTAGCAGACCAAATTGTAGCTCAGAATATACAGTCTCAACAGGAAGAAAACGAAAGAAGTCAAAACGAGTCTGGAGAATATAGTACGCAAGGACAAGCTAACTTATTGGCTTATATGGGTTATTCAGCTGGGTTCAATGCTTATCAAAATATGAATATACCTGATGGTTCAAATTGGTATGAACCAAGAACTATATATGCAAATGTAATTTTAGATGATAATATAGCCGGATATTATAACCTAGTAGGAACAAACTTAGACCAACAAGCTGACCTAATAGGAACACAAGACATGGAGTTTTTTAGATAATGACCGAAGAAGTTAAAATAGTAGAGGTAGAAAAGAAGTCTTGGTATAATAATGCTGAGGGCTTTGACAAGTGGAGAGTTTTTCCACGAATATTAATAACATTATATGGCGTTATGTTTTATAAAACATGTGATTGGTTTATGACTTTACCTGATCCGACTAATGCACAATCAGCTTTTGTATCTATAATTGTAGGTGCTGGGGCTGCTTGGTTTGGTCTGTATATAGGTAAAAAATAATGTCAAGAAATTTATATGGAGTAAACAATGAAAAATATCTTGCCTAAATTACAACAGTACATCACGATAATAGGGGTAATCACTGCCATTGGAGGTGGTTTTTACACCTGGGGACAGTTCAATTTGCGTCTCGATAATATTGAGAAAAAGAAAATTAAAGCAGTTGATCTAACTCCGGTTAAAACAAGTATTGCTGAACTATCGACAAAGGTCGACAACATAGAACAAAGATTAGATAGAACAGAAGACAGGATTGATAAACTCGGCAATAACGATAACCCACTAGCTAGGTAACCTTACCTGCTCTCAATTCCCCATATCCATGAGCAAATGGTCCTTCAGGTACATCAAGGTATTTTGCTTGACCTGTGTTTTCTTTAAGTCTTGCACGAACTATTAATCTGTCATCAATTAATTCAGAAACATATCTTCTAAATGTACTTTGAGAAACACCTTTTAGTTCAAGTGGCATCTCTCCTTCACGGGCAACAAAACCATCCTCTCCTGTAACAGTAAAAGGATTTCCTTTTTGTGCTGCTAGTTTGATTATTTGAACTAAGGTTCTAAGTCTAAGAGTTTTATCTTGTTCATCAACCATAGAAATATCTTGTGAAGTGCCTTCTAATAAACCAGACTCTTCATCCCTAACAAAGATACGAACTTCTCTGTTAACAGGACCGTTAGATTTAACAACAGCACCATAGATAACTTTATTCCTTTTAAATGGAACTTCCATTTTATGACAGACTGTCTTAGCCTCACTCTCTGGAGCGGGCCATAAACCAATAGCAAAACGAACACCATCAACAAGTGCTGATGTTCCTCTTATTAAATTTCTTGCGTGTTCTGGTGTACGAACAGGATATTTCATATCAATCTTGGTCATGTGATGGACCATGAGAAATGTGGCTTTAGTTTTTGTGGCTAAGCTGGCAAAATATCCTGTTACGAATGCACCATGTGAAGGGTCTGCGTTGATATCTGCTAGAATAAAACTAGCAAGAGGATCAACAACAACGAGAGCCAAATTATCAATTTGCAATAGTTGTCGCTCAATCTGTTTCCACTCATCCGTGATAATAGGTCGACCGTTTTCGATTGCAACGATAGGAGTAACTCCACCGTGGTCCGGGAAAGGGACAGTATATAACTCACACCCTGTTTCCCTAAATCTACGACCTTCAGTGTCCAATTTTTCAATTCGTCTATGTATTTCATCTTTTTCATCCTCTGCGGTTAAAATGACGACATTGCCATTATTTACTATTGTAGCATCAAAAGCAGTGTCGATGCCGATATTACCATATGCTATCTTCATACCCAAGTCTAAAGTCAAAAGACCTTTACCTGTATCTCCAGACGCTGCTAAAATTCCAGCTACGCCTTTTGGTAAAGTTGCCTCTAATAAATATTCATAAGACGGAGCTTCACCCTGAACTAAATTCTTAACTGATAAAGAGTTATTTAATAAATTAACGGGAGAAGAACCTTCTGTTCTTAGTAATTCATCTATATCATAATTCTCTTCTATTGCATCTGCCGCATCCCAACCTTTTTGTTTTTCCTTTGGGACATCTATAACTCTAATAGAAGAACATAAATGCAATAAATAATTAGATAATTTTTCTGCGTATTTAAATCCAGCATCATCATTGTCCGGCCATATAATTAAATGTTTACCTGTAAGAACACTCCAATCTGTTTTATCTAAATTAGTATTGGCACCCCCCATAGCACTCGCAGCTACAATGTTTTTCTTCGCTAAATAATCAACACACTTCTCGCCTTCAACAAAAACAACTGTATCAGCGTTTTTAATTTTAGGGATATTATAAAGAGGTCTAATCTCAGGCATTTTATATTCGCCTGTAACTAAACGAGGTCTAAAGGTTTTCTCTCCATTGCCAGATTCTAATCTTAATACCGTACATATTAATTCATCATTACGATCTAAGTATTTGTATTCTATTGTATTTTGTTGCGATAAAGTTTTTGTTGTTTTGATAGGTTCAGATGCTAAAGGTATAGCAAATTTATTAGAAATATCTCTAATAGATTCAGCAAAGTTACAATGATAAACTTTTTGCCAGACATCAATGAAGTCACTGAAGGATTGCCCTCCATTAAATTCACTACCAACTCCATCTTTCTCTAAATTAAAAGAACATGAATCCCCAGGAGCACCATTTAAATCTCCAACAACAAACTCATTACCTCTTAATTTCCCATTAGGAAACATATGAGTAAATATTCTTTGTAAAGAACCCCTAGACCGATCTTTAAACCCTTTTATATCAAACTTAACAGAATCTTCATGCCCAACTTGGTTGAAGTCCAGTTTGTTTTTTTCCTTCGTCATTTTTATTATCCCAACATTTGTTTTTAAACTCGCACCATCTACATATAAAATTATCACTCTTCGCTGCCGCTCTAGGCATTAACTCGTTATTCTCAACGGCTTTTAATATATTTACTGCTGAATCAGATACTCGCTGAGCCACCTTAGCATTAAATGGTACTTTTTCAAAATATATCTCTTGCGTATTCTTATTAATAACCGTAAATAAAGCAGGGTTAGATGTTAAACCCATATAGGCTTGATATATTACAACCTGTGCATAGTAAACAAAATTAGTTACCTCCACTCCTTTCGATTTAAATTCATTGAATTTTTTATCATTCGCTGATTTACACTCCCATAGAAATGGGTATTCCCAAGCTACAGGACCGTCTGTAATAATTCCATCAACATGCCCTTGAACCTCTCCATCGGCTGTATCAAAGCCAAATTGTCTTCCTTGTTTGTCATGTGTTAAAACATTAAAATTTGCTTGTACAAGCCATGCAACACCAAGTTCCTCAAAATTATGGCCAACTTGGAAAATCCTTAAAGTCTTTCCGTTAAAATCTTTTCCTTCATCTTTCTCTGTTTGCATATATCTATACTGTAATTTTCTCTTACACGGTTCTCCTAAAGAAGATGCTCCTAAGTATCTTCTTCTTGGCTCTCTCTTGTTTGCCTCTATAAGACCTTTATCTATAAAGGGAGTAATAACATCACTAACATCTCCATTATTGATAGGAGGATTAAAATCTAATTCTTCTTTTACCATGGGATATCATCATCAAAAGGCTCATGATATTTTTTATTTTTCCCAGAGCCTGTTACTTTACCTCTTTCTGTTGGTATCTCTACACCATTAACATTGAGAAAATCTTCTACTTTATCCTCAACGCCAATATGTTCATGGAGATGATCTCTATATGAGTTAAGAGTTGTTATAATAATTTTTTGTATTTGTTCTTTAGTAATAGAAGATAGTGGATTATTCCAACCTATCTCTTCTAATACTGATGCCAAATCCTTGATAGTGTCATCTACAGCTTTTCTTTCTGGAACCAAATCTTCGTAAGACATTCTTCTTTTCTCCTTGTTATATTTAGACATTACATCTAAAGCAGCTTTACATCCATAAAAACCGACTACTTCATCCGGCTTAAAACCTGCATTATCAAATAAAATGAAAGGCACACTCCTAGTATATGTACATAACCCACAGACTCTTCTCCTCTTTAAATCCATTATAAACTACCTTGAATTGTGGAGTTTTCTGATAGACAGGTACTCCACAAACCTGCTAATAAAGGTGACCTATACCTTCTATCTAAGCCCAAGCAGGTTTACCGCCCGCAGACTGATCCGTTGCCGGTTGTGGGGAGGGTTGTTGGTCAGCCTGACCTATTGGAGCGGCTGAAACCTTAGCTTTGACTGTTCCGTCTGGACCTAATGGTTGTTTATATTCCGGCATAGCTGGAGTTACGACTCTTGATAACTTATTGTTATCTTTGTCATTATAGGTTTCTATACCTACTTCAACTTTTGCGTATAAACCATTTAAATCCATGTAAGTTGATAATGTGCGTGCGGCTTTCGCTGGTTCGCTCATATCCTTCGGCTCAATGTTATAACAAGATTCAAGTAATGCACGAATAGTTCTTTTAGAAATATTACCAGCTTTACTATTACCTTGATCATCAAGACTTCCTCCTGCAACTGTAAGATTACCCCAGAATTTTCTTCTTTCGTATTCTCCATTAGTTACAGTGTACTCACAATCCAAGTATTGAGCGTCCGATCTTTGGGATTGTTTTAGTATTCCCTCTGGACCTGCTCCTCCTGGTCGTATTGTTAATAGTACATCAACAATGGTTCCTTCTGGAATTGGTGAAAAATCTGATGAAACTCCATCAAATTGTTCTTCTGCTGTATTAAAATCTAAAGTCATTATGCTACCTCTTTCTGTTTGGTTGGTTGATTTGGAATTGTGTGGTCAAATTTTTGAGTTACAGTACCACCTTTGGTAGGCATTAATTTTTGTAATAACTTACCAAGATGTGGAGGTTCTGTTGGATCAAGTAAACCACTTCTATCTTTAGCAGGGAAACCATATTCATTGTCAGTATGGCATACAAATTCACGCCATGTTGTACCTTGCTCATCTTTATTGATTTGCATGGTAATCATTTCATCAACGATACCTGGTAATTCCCTACCTGTTTTAGACCCTTCAATCTGTAATGAATAAACGGCCTTATTAAATTCGTCTTGATATTCATCAAGTATGCCGACGAAAATAATATTCTTGTTACGGATGTGCTGTAAATGTGTCAGCCAATCCATCATTTCACGACCATGAAGACCATAAACTGCAAAGTTATTAATCTTCCTAGTCTTGTCAGTATAAACTTCGTCTTGCTGTTTACACCAACGGAAACATAAACGACCAGCAACAGTAATCGAATCAATAAACAATGTAGTATATTTATTGGTTGCTTCTGTTGGATCGCCATATTCTTTTACAAGATGATCGTAGTGTGCCTGAGAATAAGGCTGATCATCTGCAAGACTTGGGTTAGGACCTCCATAATAACATGCAAAGTCCCTAGCCTCTTGCCAAGTTTTAGGACGGATAGTGTCACCTTTCCACCCACCATTCTTTTCAAGGGCTAAATCTCCCGCTTCAAAGTCCATAAATAAGGTCTCTTCTTCTGGGAGAGTGTAAAGAAGGCTAGTCTTACCAACACCGGCTTTACCGGCTATGACAATCTTAGCTCCTTTGTCTTCTCTTTGTCGTTCTGACGCTTTAATTATTTTCATAGTTTTACCTCTCTAATTAGTTAATTAAACTTTTTCTTCTATTATCTATTGATTCTGTATCGCTTTCGCTCAACGGCTCTATAGTAATACGAACAGCGGGGAGTCTTATACCAGGCGTAAACTTATCTTTATCGAAGCAATGCACAACCTCAACGATTCGTTGCATTTTATTTTTACCGACAAAGTTAAATAAACCTGTAAAGGATGCCTCCCCCAACGCTGTCAGGATATTTTCAATATCCTTTTTAGTCACGAGACAACTCCTCTACCTTAATACTATAATAAGGTCCTTTTGCCTCGACTGTTCGTGATTCATCGACAATAAGGCGGTATTGGGTTTCCAATTCCTTATACTTATTTTCGGGAATCTTAACAGTTACAACAGAAATGCTTTTTGCGACTTCTGGAGGTAATTTCTCCAGTGCTTCCCACAATGTTGGTTCCCATGTTGTAACTTTTCGGTATTCCCCTTTTACAGTAAAACCTTCCTCTGTAAAAGAGTGACTACCTGTGTCTTTGTTTTCCGATTCTAAATGACCCATAAGACGCTGCCCGTATTTACGGTCGCATACTTTATGTTCTAATTTACGGAAAAATTCAGACACGCCTTTAAAATATTTACCTTGTTCGGTTAAATCTTTTAAAAGTTTTGGATCACTTGCAATGTCATCAATGTTCTTTGAATCCCAATCGCTCACAATCCCTTTCGCTATATTTTTCATTTTATACCTCGCTAATTAATTTATTTATCTAATTTACTTTTTATTCTATTTACGCTATATATTGTTCCGTTTGTGAAACAACTATGGGAGTTTATACTACAAATGATAACCGCTCGTCAACTAAAATTTTCACGAAATATTTTAAGGTTATCGACCAGAGAATTATGTGCTTTATCTGGGGTTTCCCCTTCGACTATTTCAAGGGCCGAGAATGGAGCCGATGTCAAGTATTCGACTATTAAGAAACTTGCCAAAGTTTTTCAGAGTAAGGGGATAACTTACCCGACAAGTAAGTCCTTAAAACACTTAGGAGTGCTGGTAAACTTTGATGATTCTCAAAATAAATCATGGGAAACAAAAGATCAGAGCGTCGGCTCTTATTGGCAACGCTCGCAATAAACATATTAATTATCCTTACAAATTCTATGGCTGATGAAGACCAAAACCTGGTGTTCTTCATGAAGCGTCGTACTAACTCTGAATGGGAGTATGTCATAGAAGTTTAATCTCTTTCAAAATCTACATGAATAACATTTTCATCATTAATGTTTTCATCTAGCTCTTCTGTATCATTTCCAAAAGATAAATCCATTTCACTATCAAAATCTATTTCAATTTCTTCCTCGTCCTCTTCTGGTATCCCTCCTTTTTTCCTAACTATTATGTCTTCAAATCCTCTAATCTTTGTAACATCAACATCTCCTCCAGACATAATAGCATTTAGGCAAGCTGTCATCATAGCAATGGCAGCTCCTGGACCTTTCTCTTGTGAATACTGACTAATAGAAATCATTATGTTCATGATAGTTATTTGACCAGCCGTAAAGCCACGGTCAATCATGCTGTCATAATGTATTCTAGTTTTCCAAGCTAATTCATTAACTTGTTTATCTTCTGTCATCCGTCAATGCGGCCGTTAATAACAACTTCCGAATGTCTTTTGTCAATCATACCTGCGAGCTCTCTTCCCTTGGCTCTATTATTCTTAGCAGCTATCTCTGATAGTTTTTTGTATGAATTATGGTTAAGAGCAATACTCTTATATTTTTGTATGTCTGGCATATCATTTTCTCCTTATTTGTTCCTATGTATATATAGACTTATGGGATAATCAAGTAAAAAAGTTAAAAAAGTGGGGGTCGGCTATGTGTTATTGAAAGGAAAGGATGTCCGACCCCCAGCAACGAAGGAACCACAATTATATTGGGATACATAATCGTGGGAGCCCCCCATATGTAGTATGTTCGCAACTATCCGTCAACTAGATATTGCAGGTTTTTTCATAAAGTTATATGTGGGCATAGTAACTGTAGTTAAATGTGGTGGTCTGTGGGAGGTTAATCCAAGTCTATGAACCTTCCCAATAACAGAATTTCTACTTATGTCCCCAAAAAACATTGCTATTTCTGTAGCTGTTTTTCCCTCGGCCCATAGTGTTTTTAATTTCTCCACTCGCTGCTCATCCCAATTTATTCTTGCCATTCCTATCTCCTTCGTTGAATATTATTTATAAATCATTACTCCATATTCTGCAAGATATGCTCAATAACTTTTACGGTAAATCCGTTACCAAGCATCTTGTATCGCTGTGTATTTGATACTCCCTCACTATAGTTATCGGGTACCGTTTGAAGACGCTCGCATTCCAATGGTGTGAGCTTACGCCAAGTTAGTTCTTCTTTTTTTACCCTAACTAAAGTAGCATTGTTTCCACTTGGCTGAGTTAAAGCTACTGATTTTTTATCCGTTCCAACATAACCCTTTCCACCAAAGTTCCTTGGATTGATAGCAATCTCGTCATTATATTCTTTTAAATTAACTTTTTTCTTAACAGCAACTTTAGGGTCTTTATTTAAAACTTTCGGTATATTTCCGCTACCACTACCTGCCTTTAATGCTCTAGTCTTATCACTATCAGGGCTATAGGTTTGTTGTTCAAAGAACCAAGACCTTCCACTTGTGCCTTTCTTTATGTTTGAAATACCATTCTCTGATGTTTGAATAGCAACTTTAGGTTCTCTATGGCCACCACCCATTGTTGTAAGTGTAGGTGACTTACCATCTTCTGAGTATACTCGCTTGATAATATCGTAGCCTTTTAAGTCTGCGGCAACCCCAACTTGTTTAGGTGTATCGTAAGTAGGGATCATCGTTCTCTGTTTTCTTTCAATACTATTCCAAGCAGCAGCTCCATTATAAGATGCTGTTAAAGCATAAGACTTACCATCTTTGGTCGTCATCTTTTTTAAATCTTCCTCAGCTTTCTTTTTTACATAAGTTGATATCTGTCCTTTATACATAGTTGCATTAAGACAATTAGATTTTTCATCAATACTTTTAACTAAAGAACCTCTGTCTCTACCCGCAAATTCATTTTTTAAGTATTGAGGTCTTTCGCCCCACTCTTCAGAAGGCTCTAATATATCTCTTAAAACAATTCCCAAATCTTCTGGTTGTTCAATGTTTTTTATGTTTGTCCAATACAGCCTGTTACGACTTTGGGCTGATACTAAAGATGAATTAATTTTGATAGGCTCTATCCCACCAAACAAAGTTCCGTTCCCAGCTTCGGGATAGACCTCTGATATTTGTTGATTGATGACTTCTATATGTTCTTTTTTCATACGGACATTTTCAAGAAGAAAATATTTTGGCTTAACTTCTTTTAATAATCTTATGAACTCAAAAAACAATGCAGAACGAGGGTCATCAAATGCGAGCTGCTTACCCGCAAATGAAAAACCTTGGCATGGCGAGCCAGCGACTATTAAATCTATCTCAGGTAAATCTTCGCCTTTGATATCTTTAATGTCGCCTAACTGTATTGTGTCTGGAAAATTTTTCTGAGCAATTTGAATAGCATACTTATCTATTTCACTAGCATAATATGTTTCAACATTAACCCCTAAATTTTTCAAAGCCAACTGAGTGCAACTCATGCCGTCAAATAGACTTAACACTTTCATGTTATGCAATCCAACATTTGTGAGTGCCACATTCACCTTCTTCAGCGTCTGCACCACAATGCATACAAACTCCATGCTTGGCTGCTTCTTTTCTATTCTCCTCTTGGATCATAGAATCTATGTGTGCATCACGAGCCCATTCTTCAGCTGTCATGCCATCTACTGTTGGTTCTTCTTCTTCGTCTGCGATAAAAAGTATTTTGTTACTCATAATTAAACTCCTTCTTTAAAAAATATTAAACAATAACCAATATCTTTTATATGGTATAAAGAGGGATAAAGCAACCCCTTAAATAAAATTATTACAAGCTCTTAAAATAATCTCAACATGTTTAATGTTCTTCATACTCTTTTGAACATCTATATATGTATCGAAATCTTCTGGCGACACCTCAAGTGCCATTTCCATTTTACCACCCGCTGAGGTAGTAAACCTTCTAAGTTCTTCTAGCTCTTGTTTTGCCTTTTCTGGTGTAATCATTTCTCTCTCCAAGTATCTAAGGGAGGGCAGCCATGCTCCTCCACTTGAATACTATGCATATTACCTTCTTCATCTATTGCCGTTCCTATATGAATTGGAACACACCCTACATCTTCGGTTGTGCTGCATCCCATTAAACTAAAAATAATTGAAAAAAATATATAAAAAACTAAACAGTTAATTATAAATCTAAAAGCCATCATCTTCCCCTCCAATAAACTTCAATGAGTTTGTTAATTATTAATAAAACTTCTTCATTACTTTTCCAATGGTGTTTCAAGTGTTTCCCATCTCTTTTGCTAATCATCATATAAACATCATTTACTTCAATAAATGATTTATTCTCTGCCATCTTTTTTCCTTCCCCAATGCTCTCTTCTTTTTTTATGTTGTGAATTATAATTTTTTTGTTTTATTAAAATGAAACCATATTCGTCAGCCATTTTTTTTGTTTTTAAAATATACTTATTATCAGACTGTTTTTTTAAAATAATATTTACTCTCTTTTGAAATTGTTGTCTGTTAAATTTATTAAGTTCATCTTCTGATTCAAATTTAAAAACAATACATTCATCTTCAGCTAAATCGTTTACAGCAGTATAATATTTATAATACTTACTGTTTACGGCATAAATATCCATTTCTGATATTTTTTTAATCTCGCATTTCATTTCTTTTCCTTTCCCATACTTAAAGCTATTTTCCAAGATTCATTAGTCTTCGTATTACATATAGGGCAAGACTCTGTTTGCAGCTTCTTGCACATATGACATTCAAACTTATCTCTTGGCTGTTGATAAATACCCACTTTAAACCTGGCCTCGGAGTGCAGTGCAGTGCAACGCAATGCGTGGCAATGGAGGGGAGTGGGTTGCAGTGGATTGCAGGGCCCCGCCTAGCACAGTTAAATTTTTAATGTTTCCCATTTAAATTCTTTTGCCTTTTTCCTTGCTAAGGATTTCGTCTTAGCAGTTCCAACACAAACCCAACGACCTGTATACCATGACCAGTGCGACCAATCTTCAAGTCGCAGCTTGACCCATATATTATACATGTCATCATATTTACGCTGCCTTAGTTCAATTATCTTCGGTTCTACGAACGCTTTTTTTGCCATTTGTCTACCTTATATTTACCAAATGGACCTTTCCTATCCGGTCGGTAGTCTCCTAAGCCAATTCTCGTTCCTGCGTCGTCTATTATTTGCCTCATTAATGGTAATGAAACTATTTCTGGGTTAAGTGTTGCATCAAATTCCAATCTCCAGTCATTAAATTTAGGTCTATATGCTAAGATACGACCTCCCGTTGCCGGTATCCTTACGGGCCTCTCATCAACTTCCCATCCCTTTGTTTTAATAGGTAACATTGTACCTTTAATATCAAAACAAGATGGAATCATTGATTTCTGCATTGTTGTTACCGATCTATTTTTAATTTTATGAAACCTACCTCCTTCTATTATGGATGCAAGTATGTTGGGTTGAGGGATACAAGGCTTACCTTTATCCAGGTATAGCTTCTCTTCAGCTTGTTCCTTGGGAGAAAGAGGTTCACCCATGTTGTTTGAACTGATACCCGTTGTTGCAGCGAGTGCAGCTTTATCCGTAAATTTATTGCATATAAGCGGTGATACACCACTAATGATGACCTTAATATTTATCATTGTTTCTCCTCGACGCTAGTGTAGCGTGTCTTTTTTTAGTGATAAAAAGTTATACTCTTGTATAACAACCGTTAGCAGTTCCATTAATATCTTTGCTTTTTCTCCGTTGAAGGAACCACTCTTTAATTCCATTTGTAGATTTTCAGTTAACCTTTCTAATGCAACAGCAAAAGAAGCCATAGCTTCTTCTTCACTGATTGCAGTAGGTATCCAGTCTGGTATTTTTATATCATCATCCATTTTTCGCATTATAATCACATTTGCCCCTTTTTCACAAATGTTGGATGAATTAATAGTATCTCATATCCCGTAATTTCTTTTCCAAATTTAGGATGCCATTCGACTTCCTCTCGGACGAAATCGTTTGAAGTGCCATCGTCGAAGAAGGGAGCAAACAACTTTCTATAAGTCGATCCGTCGTCTTTTTTAAAAGTTACCAGAACTCCAAAGACTTTGTCGTTAGGATCAGGTTTAATGTCTAGAACTTTTATCGTCATCATCTTTCCTTTGAAAATTATATGTTGGCAGCGAAACTTTTAAACCTTTTCGCTTAAAGTGTGCTTGTGATATTTTAATCTTTTTTGTTAAGAGATAATCTTTCATATTTTGTACCATCCTCGCTTTTTAAAAATGTTCTTTTTCCACATTGTAAAATGTAGTGAGCTTTTAAAGGGTCCATATCGTGTAAAAAATCAAACGCCTTATCTTTTAGCTCTTCATTGTCTTTTGCATAAAATGAAGTTACCATTTCGACATTAACTACAATTTTAACACTGTATTCTTTATATTCCTTTACCATGTAAATGGTATAACACGGAATTACATATATACCAAACAAAAAAGATATTTTTTTAAAGTGCTTGACCACTTGACCACTTGCTCATTGAGCTACCTGAGCAGTGAGCAAGCACCTTCCTTTATAAGTTGTTGTTTTTGTTATATAAAAAAAAGTGCTTGTCCACTAGCTCAATCGGGGTGTTTTAAGGTGAGCAAGCAGATTAAGTTACTGAAAAATAAGCAAATGTTCAGCTTGTCCAGCTTGCCTATATAATATATATATGTATGGGTGGGCTAACGCCCCACCCCATTACTAACATTACCGGAAGGACAATGAATATGGAAGATGAAAAAATAGAAATAACAGAAGTGGAAGAAGTTAATCAAACAGAATCAGGCCTGTCTGTAAGTTTAACACAACAACAACAAAAATTTGTAGAAAATGTAGTTTATCATGATATGTCACAAACTGAGGCTGCTAGAAAGGCTGGTTATAACCACCCAGCAGTTCAAGCTAATCGTAATATGAAAAATAAAAATATTATGATAGCCATAGATGAATTAAGATATGAAGCACAACATAGAAATCATGTAACTTTAGATCGTTCACTTCGGGATTTAAAATCTATTCGGGACGCAGCTGTATTGGATGGAAGTTGGGGCCCAGCTATTAAAGCCGAAGAACTACGCATGAAAGCTGTCGGGCTCCTGGTAGAGAAGAAAGCCGTACTACATGGTCGGGTAGAGTCATTGACTAAAGACGAGGTCTTAAAAGAGCTTAAAAAACTTCAAGATAAAGCAAAACATCAGTCGGGTATTGAATTAGATAAATCGGGTAAACTAATAACTAATTAGTCGGACTCTCATGTTCTTCTAAAAATTGATAACATTCTTGAATTTTTTCATCAATTTCCCTTTGTTCTTTTATATCCCCTGTTATGATTATAACAGCGACTACAACAAAACATATGAAATACATACCTAACTTTTCATACCATTTGAAAATCGGGGTTTTTTTATCCATGTCTGGCTTTCCTTTTCAACTTTTTTGCTTTCATATTTTTTTTTCTAATTAAATATCGAGCCTCAATGTCAATTACATATTTTTCCCATTTCGTCCCTCTAAGTTTTGCATAATCCATTTTTGGTCTCCTATGTGATTTAGTTTTACCTTTATCTCTAATTGTTTTGTTTGGTAGTAATCTCTTACCCATTATCCTTCTCCATTCTCCATATTAAAAAATTAACACATTCCCTAATTTCCCTCATATGAAATCGCTTTTCCTCTATGCAATCTTCTATTCCTATTGTTTGTTCTTCTTTACTTAATAAAACATTAATATGTTTTAATGCTTGTATATATTTCTTAGCCATTATTCATCTCCTTCCATAAAAATACCCATAAGGTTTAAAATGTATTCAACTTCATCTACTGTTTCATTAAAAATTTGTTGTCCTTCTTCTGTGTAATAAATGACATCATCTTTTTCTATAATGTAATCTTCGTAATTATGACCCAATGCTTTTGTCATTACATAATCTGAAAGTTCAGAAGTTAGTTCTAACCAATTATCGCTTGGTAGTTCTGCTATTGGTTTTCTTTGTTCCCAATCTATCGGTAATTTTAAAATAGTTTTAGACAAATTTGTTAAACCATTTTGTGTTTCATTCTCAGTCATTCCACATCTCCTTGTTGAAATCTTTTAATTGATATTTTTATTTGTTTATTAAATTCTTCTTTGCTAATTTCACCTTCATCATATTTTTCCCATAACTTTCCAATATCAAAGGCAAAATCTTCTTCGTTGTTCATGTTCATCTATTCAGCTCCCTCATCATAAACATCAATATCGTGCATAGCATTATCCAAACAAGTATCAACACCCCATTGAGTTTTAAAATCATGATAAATTACCTCTTCTGTATCTTGTAAGGTTACTTCATAGCCATGCGTTCCGTATTCATTTCCTTCTAATTCATCTACATCTATATCCTCTATATTTATAGACGGTTTTTGTTTATAAATATCTATAACGAAATTACCAGAAACAATTTTTTGTTTAACTAAATTCATTTCCACATCTCCTCATATAATTGTTGGGCTAATTCTAATTCACCACTCCAATAAGCGAATACACTATCTGACATTACCTCTAACTTAATTTTGCCATTAAGAATATCCCCAATCAATAAATTACTGTCGGTACTATCAAACTTTTCAAGCCAACTATCTATTTGTTCGTCCATTATTTTATATGCCATTACTTTTCTCCTTCTAAAAAAATCTTATCTCTTTCTTCTTCGGTCTTAAACCATGACCATTGAACATCTGATCCATAATAATTATCTATTGCGTCATTTAAAGTTTGTTTTCCATACCATTCAACAAAGCCATATATATATCCATTGTTATCATCTCTATTAAACTTGTATGCTTGTGTGTCATACCAATTAAATTTTAAACAATTTGTTATATCATAATCAATTTCCATTATTCTTCCTTTCTAAATTCATCAATTTCGTTAGCACACCAACCACAAACATAACCTTCATCAACATACTCATCTTTATCGTTCATAGTAATTCGGGGATAACGGTCAATAAATCTACCACTACCCCAACTGCAATCTTCTTTACACTCTAGGCATAATTCCATTATTCCCACCCTATTAATTCTTTTACATCAACTAATAATCTGTCTATTTCTGTTTCTCCATTTTCAATATTAACAGTTATTAATAACTTATTGTCGGTGTAGTCGGACTTTTCAATTCTGATAGCAATTTCACTATCATAATCAACCCACATAACTCCGTCAGATTTATCTATTTTGTCGGTAAAAACCTCATAGACCTTATCTGTCGGTATAATTTGTTTTATAAATTTTTCGGCTTCAGGTTGGCTATCAAATGCTTCGTCCAACATATACCCCTTAGTTCCAATTTTATATTTCATTTTATTTCCTTTCCTCTAAATTATGTTTCCAACCTTTCCACAAAAAAAAGTCTTGATATGCTAAACTTAATGCCCCCTCTATATCCCAAATATCGTGAGAATCTCTAAAAAACCAATCTTCAGGGTCGCTTATATGAGATACCTCATATGAGTAATTAGCTATAAATGGGGTATTAGTATAATTATCTACAACATCTCTTTGAAATTTTTCAAAAGCATCTTCATCTAAAACATTCCAATCGGGTTTCGGGACATCATGTTCCCATTCATGTTTGGTAACGGTAACAATAAATGTTTCTGTTACACCATCTCTTTCATCATTAAATTTTATTGATGCTTCATCTACAAATAATAATTTTAATTTTAATAATTTTATATTTATTTCATCTTTCATTTTATTTCCTTTCCTAAAAATTGTGTGGGGTTATTTCTAACCCCACTTTTATTAAAATTGGTTATTAATTCCTAGCTCTTGGTCAAGATAACCACAAAAACCCATACCATCTTCTCGGTAAAACCATTGAATATGTAATGAGTTTTCTTCATTATTAAATTTAAAAACATCATGCAATTTTTTCAAAATCCCTTCAGGTGGACACCATGCAGTATTGAAGTGATAACTTATATAATCTTCGTCATACTCAAAATCAATTTCGTCTGTATTTAATTCCCACTTAGTTCCCCAATGCATATTTTTCCAATCATACCAATTATCTGCCCCAAACTGTATTAACCATTTCTTAGAGTTAGCTTTCTGCTCATCAGATTTTAATTCTTCAGAGCCACTTACAGTTCCTTCTAGTTCTTTAGGCATAGGGTAAATTTTATTAAAATCAAAAGCACTTTTTTTAGATTTAACAAACTTGATAAATTTTTTAACTTCTTTTTTATCGCCACTAATCGTTACTTCGTTTTCACACCAATTAGGCATTATTCATCTCCTTCAATAAATATTTTCTATCTAAGATTAAATCCCACCTATCATCATGTACCTCAACTTTTAATGCACAATCTTTTTCTGATAGTAATGCAATCCATGCTTCTTTAACTTCTAACTTTTCAGCAAAATCATCTCCACCAACTGCATAGCGACACTTATCCCAAACATCTTCTACTTTTGGGTCATATCCTTTTGCATAGCAAACTCTGTTTTTACCTTTTTTATAAAGTTTTGATTTGGTGTTTCCACTCATAAGATATATTCCTTCATCTTTAACAAGAGTAAAACTTGGTATTGCTTTTTTCTGCTTTACCTCATCTTCATCTTCATACAAAGACTCGTAGGGTAATTCCCACTCCTCTGCATCTAAAGTATCTTTTGCGATAGCTTTTATATCTTTTCCTTCAAAGATTAATGTTGTCATGATTTTTTCCTTTCCTTAATATCATGTTGAGAACAGTAATATGCTAATTGCTCTCGGTTTTTAATAAACTTAAATTTTTCTAGCCAATATAAATATCGTTCTGTTTGATACATTAAATCGGTAGGCATATATTCCATAAATTGTTTCATCTACTCATCTCCTTCGTATAAATTAACAAAAACATAACCATTACTATCGTTGTGAACATCAATCATATCAATTCCATTTCTTTCCTCTAACACCACAATAATAGTATCGGGAGATGCTTCAATCTTAGTTAAAAAATCGTCAATATCTCCGTTAGCTTCTTTCCACTCTTTTGCGAGGGTTTTTTGATATAAATATGACATTATTTTACCTTTTCTAAAATTTTTAAAACAAGTTTTAATTGTTCCTTGTTAAGATCATTAATACCTTTTTTATTAATAAGTTTTTTATCTTTAAAACTTGCTAGTTCTTTATTTATCATAACATTTCCTTTCTAAAGTTATACTATTTTATACCATGATTTTACATAGCAACAAAGCTAATTATAGATAATTCTATGGGATATCTTATAAGATAAACTAAACCCCTCAAAGAGAGGGGGTTTCTTATTTTTTTCTATGAAACAAATAAGTCATAAGTGAAACAAGGTAATCGGGGTCGGGTCGGCTCGTATCGGGGTCGGGTCGGGCTATAGTATTAGGTGTTATGGTTTAGGTTTATGTTCAAGTTATGAACCAGAACTACAACCAAAACTACTACACTACATAACAAAATATGGTATAACATACTGTTATTAACTTTTAAGGAAGGTAAGAAAATGCAAATAATTAATGTATCAAAATTAAACGGCAAATTGGCGGGTTTTCGTGCCATTGGAACGAATACCAAAACGAATGCTTATTGTAATAAAATGTATAATTCCAAAGGCGACATCATTTGTAAGTTTTGTTATAGTCACAAGGCTTTAGAAATTGCCTACAATAAAAACCTAGAACCATTTCTTGAACATAATAGTGAAGTTTTAGGGAATAACATTATAACCGAATTTGTTTATAGACAAGGTGCGAATGTCACGACAAAGTTAAACGATGCATATTTTCGTTTTTCTCAACATGGTGAGGTTATCAACATGAATCATCTTATAAATTTAATGAACATTGCGAAAGATAACCCTAAAACCACATTCGGGTTTTGGACTAAGAGAAAAGATCTCCTTAATAAGTATACAAAAGAAAATGACATCCCCGAAAATGTAATCATGGTATACAGTAACCCAAAGATTAACAATGTTATGTACGAACCGCCGAAAAATTTCGACAAGGTTTTTAATAATGTATGGGCAGAATTTGAAACCGAAAAGCAAAATTGTACGGGTCAACGGTGCATGGATTGTTTGCGATGTTATGACAAAGACAAAGACGATGTCATTATTGAAGCCGTAAAATAGTCGGGGTCGGGTCGTCGGGTCGGGTTTATACAATCCGACCTTTTGCCTATATAATAGGTTAAGGATAATAAATAATCCATTAAACCAGAAGGAAGGTCCCCGGGAAATCATGTTATATTAAGTTTTTAATGAAAGGAAATATTATGAGAAAAAAATTAACTTTAGATGGCGTTTACACGGGTTTTGAACAGCATGACCCTTGGGATAGATTATGTGGCTTCCATCATTCTTGGAAATGCACCGAGTGCGGCAACCCAACTCAAGGGATGATTAAGGCAACCAATGATTTAAATGACACCGAAATTGAGAACATGGAAGGTGTCAATATTATGGAGGACGATTGGGGCCAAGTTGTCCTTACTTTAGATGGAGGTATTTATTGTATGTATTGTTCTGCTGGGTGGGATATTAAGAATGTTAGGCTTGACTTTCCCAGTTATAATGCCCGTAATTCTTGCTCCCAGAATAGGGAGGACGCTATGAGATTTGATCAAGAAACTATGTACGATTATTAGTCGGGAGTCGGGAGTCGGGTTTCCATGTCCCGACTTCTTCCCTCTTCATCCAAGGGATAAGGTATATATAACAACAACAATATTATACACACCACCAGGAAAAACATGGTATTATATATCTATTGAAAGGAGGTGATTATATGTCAGACCATTTAGAAACAATTAGAAACGAGCTAGAAGATGTCCTTATTAGATATCTTAGAGCTCTAGCTCCAGAACAAGGAGCTGACAATCAGCTAGAAGAAATTCAAGATTCAGTAGATAGTCTTGAAAGTAAAGTAGAAGATATAGAAAATCGTTTAGATGATGCTTCAGTTTCGATAGACATCTAGCTGATGTCGGGAGTCGGGTTACAATATCCGACTCCCTCTTTCCATCTTACCTTAACCACGGTTAAGGTAATATACAACAACTGACTATTTGATTACAAAACAAAACATGGTATTATATATTAAATCAACCGATAAGGAGAAGAATAATGCTTAACTTTATGAAATTCGTTCTGGTGCTTTGGTGTATCATGGCAACGATTATCTTATACATTGGTTTTACTGTTTAACTAACCTGGGTTCGGGTCGGTTCGGGTAGCAGTTTATCCTTGCATGTTACTTATCCAGATGGTTGATGACATCTGGGAACCGATCCGATTTAATTTCACTTAATGGCAAAACATGGTACTATCTATTTATTAAATGAAAGGAAACGACATGATTAAAAACTTTGAAAACATTAAAAAGGATACTTTGATCCATACCAAACAGCTAGGTGTTATCACTAGGGCTAAATCCCTTGAAAGCATCAAGCAAGGAAGAGGATTTAAAAACATTCTTCTTTGTTATTGTTATGGGGAAGATATCGGCATGTTCAATGAGCACGGCAGTATTTATGTAGAAGATATCGTTCAGGTATTTGATAAAGACCAAGAAGATAATTGGAATTTATACGACGGAAGAGATGCCAAAGAAATATCCAAAATATAGACAACTAACCTAGGTTGGGGGAGCGTCGTCAATTAGCATATTATTGACCTCGCTCCCTTAATCGGGTCGGGTTGTCGGGTCTAATGAAGGATGAACATACATATACATACATAGGTTAGGGCCTTACTAATAACAGTGAATTAGTTATTTCCATAATAGAATATTATGGTATTATCTAGTTATTGTATAAAGACTTTTATTAACAACTTAGAGAAGGAGACATTAAATGGACTTAATACAAAAAACGACCCAATTGCTCGAAAATGATGCAAGTGGTAAAAAGAGCCTAACGCCTAAGCAGATAGTGGAAACATTTATTCAGCTTAGAGATGCTAACTTAAAGATACAATCTAATAAGGCTGTATTTGATAAGATGACTAAGAGCGTATTAGAGCAAGAGCCTAACAATCGCTTTGAATTAGAATACATATCAAATAAAACGCAACTTACTAGAATTGTAAGTCTTGAAGTAAGGAAGGCTAGTATCAAGACTGTTAAGCAAGTTTTAGATGGCTTACAGACAGGATTATACAGACCTTCTAAAGCCAAGAACTCTATCCTTGTAACGGCTTACGATGATAATAATCATGAGGTTCAATACATAACTAAGGTAGGATCACAGTTTATTAAGGTAAGCGACTAAATCAGACGCTAGATAATGGCGGGAAACCGCCATTATCGGGCTAGGTTCCCTAGAGGGTTAGAAATGGCAGAATACCGCCATTTTGAGCCCCCTACCCCTCTGCTCCACTTCGAGGAGTGAAACGACGAGAAGTAGGTTTTAGACATACGATTGCAACTTTTAAATTTTTAAGGTACCCTGTGGGACTCCGATTGACTTTTTAAAAAAAAATTATAATATATACGCATGAACTTTAATCCAAATAATATGAACCAACCCTTTCAACAGGGTCCCTTGAATCATGCAATGAGTGGAGGGCAGGCTTACAACCCTGGTCGTGGTGGTCAAGTGTTACAGCAACAACCAAACATGCATCCGGCAACTAAACCCCCAGCTCCGACACCCACACCTCATGGTCATAATCCACAACAACAGCAAAGAGTCCCACCAAGAAATCCTCAACCAGTAATGCAACAAGGACCAATGACTCCTATGGTAGAAACCAAATCAGTTATGGATGTTCCTTTAGATTTAAATAAAATTCGTGGTTTTAGTAATTATGTTCGTGGTTTAAAGAATCCTACCCCTCAAAACTATCCAGATATTAATGTTTTCGGAACATATTTTTAACATAATTAACAGTTAACAATTATTAAATAAAGTTGTATAAAATATTATACAAGAGGTTAACAATGAAAAATTTATTTTTAGTTCTTATGGTAGGGGTTTTAGCTGGATGTGCAGCATCTGCAATTAATATATCAGCAAATATTCCGGAGTCACAAGAAATAGACATACAGATTTCCACAAAATCTACCGACGAGTAGGTTATGGAAAAAATGACAGATCATGCTCTTGAGCTTCTCAAGATAATACTTTACATATGTGGAGTATTTTCTGTCTATTGTGGTCTTCAATTTATGATTCAACCTGATTGGCCCATGTTCTTTTTTCTCTTGCCAATTAATGTACTTTTTATCTATTATGTAAATCTTAGATTTAAAGGAGAGATTTAATGCTGTCACTTTTTGGAAGCCTCTTGGGCTTCGGAACTTCATTCCTCCCCACGCTCTTGGGTTTCTTCGAGCAGGGACAGAAAAATCGTCACCAATTAAAATTATTGGAGGCTCAGGCAAAGCATGCAGAGGTCCTAAGTCAATTGAAACTTGAAGAGCTCGACGCAGCAGCTGATGTAGAAGAATCTCGTTCTATCTACGAACATGCTGCTCAACTTGCTAGAAGTAATAAGTCTTCCTTTATATCTGCACTACAAGCATCCGTGCGACCCGTCGTTACTTATTTCTTTTTCATACTGTTTGGTATTATTAAGGGATTGGCAGTTTATGTTGCTGTAATAGAAGGTGACGATGTAAGCCAGGCTATATTGAATAGCTGGGACGAGGAATCAAAAATTTTATTTTCGACCATAATTTCGTTCTGGTTTGGGCAACGGGGCATGAAATCAATCAGAAAGGCAAGAAATGGCAAAAGCTAAGACAAAAAAAACTACTAAGAAAGCACCAGCTAAGAAGAGAGCTAGGAACTCTAAAGGGCATTATGTCCCCGATGATCCAAAGACTCCAAATAATGAAGCATATGGAGAAAAACCAGCTTCTAAAACTAGGTGGTTAATCCCAGTATTGGTGATTTTAGGAGTTATTGCAGTGTTATTTATCACTGGTTAATTATTTCTAAAATAAATACTATTTATTCATCTTATTTAGTTGATTAATGTAATGATAGGTATATAACACTCTTAACTAAAGGGTGTTAAATGCTTAATTTTATTACAATAATATCATTTTCGACTGTTGCTCTTTGTGTATCTCAACTGATATAGTCAATATTTAGTTGCATAAATATTAAACCTACTATATGTAGGAATTTATGGAGAGTTTACGCAAGTGTAATATATGCGAATCAACTAAACCTATTGAATCATTTGAAAAAATGTATTCAAGGAAAGGTTCTCCTTGCTACCGCAGGACATGCATGAAGTGTAATAGAGTTGAAAGAAATAAAAAAACTAATAAAAGTCCTTTATCTTTTTTAAGAAGAAACTTCACACAATTACGATCTGCTAGAAAAATCAAAGGTGAAAAAACTTGGGACTTATTATGGCATGATGTTGTAGAAAAATGGACTAGCTGTGAAGGTAAGTGCGAAGTGAGCGGAGTAAAGATGACACATCTTCGAGACGGTAGTGGAAAAAAATTATATACAAATGTTTCAATAGATAGAATAGATAATGATATAGGTTATAATAAAGAAAATATTCGTTTAGTATGTTGGGCAGTTAATAGTATGAAACACAGCATGTCAGACACGGAATTAATGTTATGGGTATCGAGAATACATGAAACAAGCAGAAGTTGATTACAGTAGTTTAGACGAAGAACAAGTTCGTTACGCTCTTCAGTTAGAAGAGAGATTAAATTTCTTGGAAGAAAAGGATGCTGCTCGTAATGACTTTTTAACTTATGTAAGAAAATTATGGCCCGATTTTATTGAAAGCAGTCATCACAAAATTTATGCAAAAAAATTACAAGACATAGCGTCTGGTAAATTAAAAAGATTAATTATTAATATGCCACCTCGACACACGAAGTCTGAGTTTGCATCAATATATTTTCCATCATACATGTTAGGTTTGAATCCTAAATTAAAAATAATTCAAGCAACACATACAACGGAACTTGCTACAGGTTTCGGTCGTAAGTGTAAAATGCTTGTTGATACTCCAGATTATAAAACCGTCTTTCCAGAAACAAAAGTTTCCCCTGAGTCTAAAGCCGCTGGGCGTTGGGCAACTACAAAAGGTGGTGAATATTTTGCGGCGGGGGTTGGTGCAGCGATCACGGGTCGTGGTGCTGACCTCCTTGTTATTGACGATCCTCATTCTGAGCAAGATGCTTTATCTGCTTCGGCAATGGAGAATTGTTATGAGTGGTATACTTCCGGTCCAAGACAAAGACTTCAACCAGGAGGTCGTATTGTTATTGTTATGACACGATGGTCAACCAAAGATTTGACAGCAGAGGTATTAAAAAAACAAGGCGAAGAAAATGCAGACCATTGGGAGGTCGTAGAGTTCCCTGCAATATTTGAAGATGGAAATATTTTATGGCCCAACTTCTGGTCTGAAGAAGAATTGTTAAAAGTTAAAACTTCCCTTCCTGTTTCTAAATGGAATGCCCAGTGGTTACAGCAACCTACAATGGAAGAAGGTGCTATCATTAAAAGAGAGTGGTGGCAAATTTGGGAAGATGACGATCCACCAGACTGTGAATATATATTGCAATCATATGATACTGCGTTTTTAAAATCTGAAACTGCTGACTACAGTGCAATAAGCACTTGGGGTGTATTTTATCCTAATGATGATGATGGTCCTCGTGTTATATTATTAGATTGCTGTAAAGGTCGATGGGAATTTCCTGAGTTAAAAAAGATAGCTATGGACTCATATTCTGAGCATAAACCTGATATAGTTTTGATAGAGGCTAAGGCTTCTGGACTTCCTTTAACTCAGGAGTTGAGAAATATGGGGATTCCTGTTATAAATTTTACACCAGGTGGGCGACGCTCTGGACAAGATAAAGTTTCAAGAGTCCATGCATGTGCACCTATGTTTGAGTCTGGTCTTGTATGGCGACCAGAATATCAATGGGCGGAAGAGATGGCTGAAGAATGTGCATCCTTTCCATTCGGAGAAAATGATGACTTGGTAGATTCCATGTCGCAGGCTATACTACGGTTTCGTGAAGGTGGCTTTGTTAGGCATCCAAGCGATGAAATCTGGGACGAAGATCGTCCCCTTAAAAAGGAGTATTATTAAAATGCCAAAAGTAGGAAAAAAACATTTCCCTTATACTGAAGAAGGGTATGCACAAGCTGCGGCTCATGCAGATAAAACCGGTAAGAATATTGAAACTGGTTATTCATCAGGTGGGGAAGTAAAATATGTTAAAGTTCCAGAAGGTCCAGGTGGCGGTACCATGAAGGGTATGGGTGCTGCAACTAAGGGCGGTAAGTTTCAAGGAACTTTTTAATATAAGGAAATAACATGGCTGAGAATCCATTTGGACAAGGTGGTCCGGAACAAGAGGAACTTCCTATTGAGGGAAATCCTATTGACACTGCTGAAGTTCCGCCTGCTCTTGCAGAGGCAATAGCAAGTGGTGAAATGACAGAACTAGAAGATGGTTCTGTAGAAGTTGGTGAATTTGTAGAAGAAGAATTTGCTCCAGATCAAATTCCATTTGATGCTAATTTAGCAGAATATATGGAAGAAGGAGATTTAGGTCCAATATCTTCTGATTTAGTGAGTGCAGTAGAAAGTGATATTGACGCTCGTGAAGATTGGGAAAAGATTTATGAGAAAGGTTTAAACCTTTTAGGTGTAGAAGAAGATGATAGAAGTGAACCATTTGAGGGGGCTTCTGGTGTTACTCATCCTGTACTAGCTGAAAGTGTTACTCAATTCCAAGCACAAGCCTATAAAGAATTATTACCGGCAGGTGGACCTGTTCGTGTAGATATAATAGGCGATCCTAATCCAGAAACAGAAAAACAAGCACAAAGAGTTCAAGATTATATGAACTTCCAAATTTGTTACAAGATGGAAGAGTATGACCCAGAACTTGATCAATTGTTATTCTACCTACCTTTGAGCGGCTCAGCTTTTAAAAAGGTTTATTATGACGAAACGAAACAAAGGCCAGTGGCTCGATTTGTTCCTAGTGAGGATATTATTGTGCCTTACAGCTCTGTCGATTTGGCAAACGCTGTTCGCCTAACACATAGACTGAAGATGACAGGAAATGAAGTTCGTAAACTTCAAGTTGCTGGTATCTACAGAGATGTTCCTGTTCGACCAACACATGTCTATTCTGATTTAGAAGAGACTATTGAAAAAGTATCTGGAGAATCTGCTACCAGTACTTATGAAGATGATGAGTTAGAGATTTATGAAATACATACTTTCTTAGACTTAGAAGGTTTTGAAGATGTTGGACAAGACGGAGAACCTACAGGAATTAAAATTCCTTATATAGTAACTATTGATGTTGGTTCATCAAACATACTTGCTATTAGAAGAAACTATCAAGAACAAGACCCACAAAAAACTCCTAACCAATATTTTGTACATTACAAATTTTTACCTGGTCTAGGATTCTACGGATTTGGTTTACCACATATTATTGGAAACCTTTCTCGTTCCGCTACATCTATTCTTCGTCAGTTAATTGACGCTGGAACATTAGCGAACTTACCAGCTGGTTTTAAAGCTAGAGGTATTAGGGTTAGAGATGAATCTGATCCATTACAACCTGGTGAGTTTAGAGATATTGATGCTCCAGGCGGAGATTTGAGAGCGTCTATTATACCACTACCATTTAAAGAACCATCTGGAACTTTATTACAGTTATTAGGAATAATAGTTGAAAGCGGTAAGAGATTTGCATCTGTTGCCGACATGCCTTTAGCAGAACAGAATAGTGCACCAGTAGGTTCTACTGTTGCAATGCTAGAGCGTGGCACTAAGATTATGTCAGCTATTCACAAAAGATTACACTATGCACAGAAGGTAGAGTTTAATCTTTTAGCTGAATTATTCCGTGATTATATGCCGCCAACATATCCATATGAAGTAGGTGGTGGCGATCCAAATATTAAAGAAGCAGACTTTGATGACAGAATTGATGTTATGCCTGTATCAGACCCTAACATTTTTTCAACAGCTCAAAGAATTGCTATTGCTCAAACAAGTTTACAGCTCGTTCAATCGAACCCACAAGTTCATGGCCCTGGTGGAATGTATGAAGCATATAAAAGAATGTACGAAGCGTTGGGCGTGCGTAATATTGAAAAGGTATTACCACCTCCTCCACAACCTCAACCGACAGACCCTGCTATTGAAAATGCGAAAGCTATACAAGGGCAGGGACTACAGGCGTTTCCAAAACAAGATCATCAGGCTCACATTGAAACTCATCTAACATTTATGAGAACACCTGCGGTTATGGCAAATATAAATATTATTGGTCTTCTTACTTCACATATATATGAACATGTTGCTTTACAAGCTAGAGAATTAGTAGAGGCAGAGTTTGGTCCTAAGTTACAAGAATTACAACAACAGTATCAAGGTCAAATCCCAGAAGAGATTATGCAACAAATTCAAGCAGAAATAGAAAACGAAGTAGCTCAGAGAATTTCGGAATTAGCAGCTAACTTATCTGAAGTTCTTGCACCAGGAGATGGCGAAGACCCACTTGTAGAAATACGAAAACAAGAACTAGCATTACAGGGTGCACGATTACAGCAAGATGCAAAAGAGTTTGAAACGAATACAGTTATAAAAACTCAACAAGATCAGATAAACAATGAATTAACAGCACAAAGAAATTCTATTTCACAACAAACTGCTGATGAAAGAACGCAAGTTGCGAGAGAAAGAATAGACGCTCAAGAAGAAATGGCAGCGTCAAGAATTGCTATTGAGCTAGAAAAACTTAATAAAGAAAGAGTTCAAGAAGCAATTGATGTTAAACGATTGAGAGATTTATCTCAAAGAAATTAGGAGACTAAGATGGCTGAAGAAAAGAAAACTAAAGCTAAATCTAAAGCAAAAAGCAAAGACCCACTAGGTAGAGTTGGTCTTGTTAGAGCTGTTAGAACAGCAACCAAAAAATAATTATTTTTTAAGAGGAGAAAAAAAATGGTTGATGGGGTTGAATTAATCCAAAAAATATTACATATTATCCGTGAACAAAAGGAGAGTGTTCACGATAAAGTAACTTCAGGGAACTGCAAAGATTGGGAAGCATATCGGTCGTGCATAGGTCAATTACAGAGTCTGGCTTATGTGGAGCAAGAGATAATCGCTCTGGTGTCACAGGAGGATAGTGACGATGGCTAAAACTAAACTTTATGTACCTGATAGGTATGCCGATAAAAAAGTGGAGAAGAAAGTAGAAAAGGAAGAGAAGCCTGAACTACAAGTATCCGATGCTTACACTGAAGAAAACAAAAGAATACTTGATCCAAGTCTTCTTAAAAAATCCGCAAAAGAAAGAATACCGCAACCCACAGGATATCGTGTGGTGCTAATGCCTTTCCAAGGATTTGAAAAATCTAAAGGTGGCATTGTTATTCCCGACGAGACACGAGAAAGAGAATCTTTAGCTACGGTCGTAGCTTATGTGGTCAAACTAGGCCCTGATGCTTACAAAGATAAAAAGAAATTCCCTAACGGAGCTTACTGTAAAGAAGGCGAGTGGGTAATTATTAGTAAGTACGCTGGAACAAGAATTAAACTTGAAGATGGTGAAATCAGGATTTTAAATGATGACGAGATTCTTGGAACTATCTTGGAACCAACTGATGTTTTTACAATATAGGAGTGTCTAATGAATGATGAAACAGAAGAAGCAAAAATAGTTGAGGTTGAAGAAGAACTTACTATTGACGAAAGCCAACCGGCTATAGTTGATGTTAGTGGTACGGAAACTGAAGCTACTGGTGAGCCCGTCTCTCAAGGATTAAGTGAAGAAGAACTTGATAAAAGAAGAGATAAAACCCAGAAAAGAATCAATAAACTTGTTGCTCAACGAAAAGAGTCCGAAGAAAGAGAAGCTGCTGCTTTACAATTTGCTCAACAGCAAAAAACAGAAGCTGACGCTTTAAGAGGACAACTTACAAATTTAAATACAGGTTACAGTGCAGAAGCATCTAGCAGAATTGATTCTCAAGAATCTCAAGCTAAAGCTGCTTTTAAAGAAGCATATGAAGCTGGTGAAGTTGATAAAATGGCTGATGCTCAGCAAGTAATGGCTAAGATTGCAATTGAAAAAGAAAGATTAAGAATTTTCAAAGGTAATCAAGAAAAACAACAACAAGTAAGACAGGCACAACAACAATATCAACAACAGGCTGGTGCTCAACAACAACAAGATTATGCTCCTCAACCTCAACCAGATGCAAAAGCAGTTGATTGGGCTGAGAGAGATGAGAATAATTGGTTTGGAAAAGATCGTGCTATGACAGCTACGGCTTTTACAATTCACCAACAGCTTGTTGAGGAAGAAGGATTTGATCCAAATACTGATGACTATTATTCAGAAATTGATAAAAGGATTAGAACTGAATTTCCGCATAAATTTGAAGGGAAAACTACCCGTACTCAGACAGTCGCTCCAGTATCACAAGGAAAGACTAGCCAAAAGAGTAAAAAAAGTGTTAAATTAACCCCAGCACAAATTTCTGTAGCTAAAAAACTTGGCGTACCGCTAGATGCATACGCTAAAGAAGTTGCAAAAATTGATGCAAGAAATTCATAGAGGTATATGATGTCAGAAGAAAATAACGAATACGAATTTATAGATGCAGAAGCCAAAGAGGCTACTGCAACAGATAGAAACGCTCGGTCAACAGACACAAGAGCCTCTAGCGAACGCCCCGTGCAATGGCGGCCACCCAATAAATTGCACGCCCCAACCCCACCCGCTGGTTATGTCCATAGATGGATTAGAGCCGAAGTTCTAGGTTATGATGATAAGAATAATATTCATTCAAGAATGACCGAAGGTTATGAACTCGTGCGTTCAGATGAGTATGAGGGTAGCGTCTTTCCAACTGTCGAGGATGGTAAATATACCGGAGTCATTGGTGTAGGCGGTTTACTTCTGGCAAGAATACCAGAAGAGTTCGTTGAACAACGCAAACAATATTACGCTAATCGTGCTAAACAGCAGATGCAAGCGGTTGATAATGATTGGATGCGTGACAACAATCCCGCAATGCCTAAATTTGAGGCAGAGCGGAGTTCAAAAGTAACCTTTGGTTCTAAATAAATAGAATCAAAATCTAATAGGAGTAGCTAATGGCTAACAAAGATGCTCCATTTGGGTTAAGACCCGCTGCCTTACTTGGCGGTGGTGCTTACACCGGCGGTCAAAGAGAATATGAAATATCAAATGCTGATACCACTAAGATTTATCAAGGTGATATCGTAAAAGGTTTAACGACTGGATATATCAAAAGAATGGCTGCCGCTGATGGTGGACTTGTAGTGGGCGTATTTAATGGGTGCCAATTTACAGATTCATCAACAGGAAAACCTAGATGGTCAAACTATTGGATTGGTGATAGTGCAGTGACTAGCACTGTTAAGGCTTATGTAGTAGACGATCCTCATATCATTTGTGAAGTGCAAGCAGACGCTGCATTCACTATAGCTGGCGTTTTCGCTAACTATGATATTGTGGATAATACTGGTACAGGAGATGCTAACAGTGGTATTTCATATGCAGAGCTAGATGTAGGAACAGCAGCAACAACTGCGACCCTTCCTCTAAAAGCTCTTGCAGTATCTACCGATCCTGACAATGATGATACAGGTTCTACAAACACTAATGTTGTAGCCCTTATCAACAACCATTTCGCTTCTGCTGGTACAACTGGCTTAAATTAGGGAGATAAACAATGGCTATATCAAGAGCACAACTTGCTAAAGAACTAGAGCCTGGTCTAAACGCTCTCTTTGGCTTAGAGTACAGCAAATACGGAGACGAAGCTGCGGAAATTTTTGAAAGTGAATCATCAGATAGAGCTTTCGAAGAAGAAGTAATGCTTTCCGGATTTGGAGCGGCCCCGACAAAATCAGAAGGTGCAGGAGTTGAATACGACTCAGCAACTGAAGTTTATACAGCTCGTTACACACACGAAACTGTAGCAATGGCATTTGCCTTAACTGAAGAAGCTGTCGAAGACAACCTCTACGACCGTCTGTCAAATCGCTATACTCGTGCATTAGCACGATCAATGGCACATAGTAAGCAAGTAAAAGGAGCTTCCATTTTAAATAATGGATTCGACAACAATTTTACTGGTGGTGATGGCAAGGAATTACTTGCAACAGACCATCCGCTTTCTGTTGGGGGGACCTTTGCAAATGAACCAACCACAGCAACCGATCTAAACGAAACTGCTTTAGAAAACGGTCTTATTTCAATCAGTCAATTTACTGATGAAAGAGGCCTAATCGTAGCACTTCGTGGCAAAAAACTTGTTATCCCTGCGGAACTTCAATTCGTAGCTGAAAGATTAATGAAATCTGAAGGCCGAGTTGGAACTGCTGATAACGACATTAATGCACTTAGATCATCAGGTGCGATTCCAGAAGGGTATACTGTTAATCACTTTTTAACAGACCCTGACGCATTTTTCATTCTTACAGATGCACCAAACGGGCTAAAACACTTTACCCGTGCACCTCTAAGAACTGCAATGGAAGGTGAATTTAACACAGGTAACATGAGATTTAAGGCTAGGGAGCGTTACAGCTTCGGATGGTCTGATCCTCGTGCGATCTACGGTTCAGAAGGTGCTTAATTAATTAAGCACAATTCTTTAAAGGGGCTAGGGATGCTTAGCCCCTTTTTTTATTTGCATTATCCTTTTTTATTCTGTATTTTAGAGATATCCCTAGACGACCAATTAAGGTCGACTTTAACGACTAAGGAGAAATAAAATGGGTCAAACAACTTTTTCCGGACCTATCAAGGCCGGCACAATCAAAGATACCACAGGTACAACGGTTGGCACTGATGTTACTAATGTTGGTTCTGTCTTAATGGCACAATCAGTAGTTATCGACATTATTGGAGCTTCTGCACTAGATCAAGCTGTTGCAGTAGTTCCTGCTAATTCACAGGTGGTAGATGTAATATTAAATGTAACAACTGTTAACAATGATGGTAGCACTGCTACTGTTGCTCTTGGAACAGCTACTGATGCTGATGCTTTCTTACCTGCAACTAATGTTAAAGCTCTTGGAACAACACATGGAACTTTAGATACTGAAGCCACTGATGTTGGTACAACTGATTTAAGAATTTTTGCAGATTTTACAGCAGGCACTGGTAATGGTGCAACAGGTGCTGCGACTGTAACAGTACTTTACATACAAAATAACAACCTATCTTAGGAGGTATAAATGGCTGGAAATTATTTAAGCCATCAGCAAGGTACAAACGCAACTACGATAGTTGTTGCGGGTGATACTAATAATGCTAACACCGCTGCTAAAGGTACAAACCAAGTTGTTTACTTTAGAGGTATATATTTAGAAGCAGACTCTACAGATGGCACGGTTGAAATTCAATCAAAAAACCCTGCCGGAACATGGACTGCTGATAGTATCTTTAAGGTAAATAGCGGAGGTAGTGATAGTTTTTACACAGATGATGGAATAAGACTAAAAAGAGGTATGAGGGTGGTATCAAGTACTGGTATTACAAATTGCCTTGTGACATACACCGCATAAGGAGAAGAAATGCCTATTTTTCAAGAATCATTAAATCCTTTTGGTAAAGCATTTGGCGATATGTCTCCATCTGGTAGAAACAATGCATACGCTAATTCAATAATGTTTAATGCAGTAGGTAATAAGATACGAGAAGGTAGAAAATTAGCAGCTAGAAATAATTTAAGTTATGGCGGTGTTGATGATAATGGTGAGCATATTTTTGCTCCAGCTGGTGTTTATCAACCAATACAAGAAGCAGCAGAGGGAATTGCAGGATTTAAAAATAGATTAGATTATGCTGGACCACCAGCTCCTATTGATCCTAATCTTGAAATGATAGGCGGTCCGTTAACAGGACCTCCACCTTTACCTGTTTTTGATTTTGATTATCCTGAACCAGCTCCTCCTACTAATTCACAGGTGACTGATCCTTATTTTCAACAACCAATAACAGATGATCCTTATCAATATGCTCAACCAGCTTTTAATGTAAACCCACTACCGCCACCACCACCAATCACACCTGTTGAATTTCCTACAAAAACTCAAGAACAACTGCTTTTTGAAGAAGTTATGGCTTCTTCAGACCCTTTCGGCAGAGTTTTCTCAGACGAAGGACCAATAGGTAATGTTCTTGGAGTAGAAAGTGATTTTGGTCCTACTGAAGCACCTGGTGAAGGAACATTTGGTCCTGGTGTTGGACTTATCGAAGACCAAATTGGAGACCCATCTATTCGACCCCCAATACCTACGGATACAACAATTATAGGAGATAATCCATTTTACACTGGAGCAACAAATGTTGCACAACCACCAAACATGACTCCAGTAGCACCAAGTTTTAGTTTAGATGTAGGTGTGGGTGGTTACGGTACACCGACAAACACTGCTGGATTTGGTAATATGGGTGGTTATTTTACACCATCAACGACAACCAATTCTCCTGTTGGTGCACCATTTTTACCAACAATAACTTCATCTACACCTAATCAGGCAATATATGATTATTATACACAACCAGCTACTACGGCTGCACCTCAAACAACTACAACACCACTTCCAACTGTTAATTCATTTGCTGGATTTAACGGCTTTGGTGGGTTTGGAGGATTCTAATGCCTTTTGATCTCGGTATTACTTACGACGCAAATGGTAACATTTTAATTAACGGAGCTCCTATTCCTGGAACTGGTCCAGTTGATTTAAATATTACACCTGGAACTTTTCCAACAACAAACGCAGCTGGCATTCCTTATGTTGCATCTGGTGTTCAAGGACAAGGCGGTCCTGCTCCATCTTTAGATCTGGATTACACAGATGCGATGGATATTTTAAATAGTCCTTTTGCACAAACAAGTGTATTTAACGATCCAGATTTAGATGGTTTTGAAGATAATAGTGGTGATCCTAATTTATTTGAAGATTTACTTTTACAAGGTGCTGCTACAAGACCTAATTTAAACAATACAAGTAACACTAGTAATACTGTAAATACTGTAAATACTGTAAATACTGAAAATATAGATGGTTCACCACCACCTATAACAACCTATACAGATGCTACTGATTTTTTACAGAAATCAGATACCGTTCAAAAAACGCTGCCCGAAGGTGTCAAAGTTGATAATCTATTAGATAATGAAGATGGTACATTTACTTATATTCTTACTAATGGGGCTCTATTAACTTACGATAATCAAGGAAATCTTACAGCTAATCCTAATGTAGAAGGATTCCAATATGATAACACTGGCCCGTGGATGATGAGAGACAATATTGATCTTTATGATTCTAGTAGCCCAACATTTGGCAATACATCTATGGAGGACATAGTAGGTTGGCTTAATGCACAAGGATTAAGTTCCGTTGGTCAAAACTTTAAAAACCAATTAGGTTCTCATGCTGATGCTCAAGCAATAGAAGACAGTTTCTTTAATCAAGACATGGCTAAAAGAAGTGAATTTAGAAATCTTTTAAAAGATTTTGACATGAGCGGATATTTACAAAGTCCTGGTTATCAAGAGTATTTAGGTTTAAGAAGAGCAGCAGAATCTGGCGCAACAGGTCCAGAAATTGGTGTTACAACAAGCACTAATTCTAATAATCTTGATTATCAAGATTTATTTCAAAACTTAATGCAAGAATATCAAAGTTTACTTAATCAACAAAACCAACCAGCAGAACCTACTTTAACACAGCCGGTTAATCCTCCTTTCAACTTTAGACAACCTAGTTATGGTATTGGCGGTCTTATGGGTTATGGAAATCCTTTCTTTGGCGGATATGGTTACGGTTATGGTATGAATCCTTATGCAGGTGGCATTGGTTCTTTCTACGGCAATATGGGTAGTGGATGGTCGCCTTCTCAATATGGAAGTCCTTTCTTTGGAGGTTATGGAGGCTATGGAGGCTATGGAGGCTACGGAGGCTATGGAAGCAATAACTATAATCAATTACCTTATAACCCTTATTCAACATTATATAATCAATATACTTCCCCAGGATATACAGGAGACATGTATACAACAGATTATCAGTCTTATTTAGACAC